ACCGTTGCATCCGCCTTGAGGTTGATTGCCGCTTTTGCGCCGTCAATAGCGATTTCGGCGCTTGTCATGCGATTTCCAAGCTCATCTGTACGGGAGGTCAAAAGCAGAATCTGCGCGCCGTCTTCGTCAATGATTAACTCGGCTTGTGAAAGTCTGGTGTCTATGCTATCCGTCTTTTGTCTTAACCCGCCCAATCCGCGAGAAAGCGCGTAATCGTTCTGCCCGTCTGTATATTCTTGGCGCTCAAACTTGCTGACCGTATCACGCTTTTGCTCGCCGGAATTGGAAAGTGTTACTTTCGGAGAACCCTTCCACTCCATATCCATACTGTAAACAGGAACAGAATATGTTTCTCCTTCGGACGTTACATTTACAACATCTCCTGCTTCTGTTGTCCAATCTGCGAAAAGCTCTGATGTTGACGGGCTAAACGGCTCGAATCCTGACAATCTGTCGTAGATTTTGTCATATGGAGTCGATGCGGCGCGCGCCCGCACCCTTGATTTTGTCCGTGCTTCATCATCAACCCGAAGAAACGGGTTGTTTTGGAGCAGATACGCGTTACCGCCTTTTCCTACCGTTCTTTCTTCGGTCGAGTTAGAATTTCTGACGTATAACTTATCGACCTTCTCAACCTGGTACGAGTAAGGAGTAAAGTCAGAATAGTCGGTCTCGCCAAACGTTCTACCCGTTTGGTTGAACCACCGCATTTCCAGTTTTCCATCCCGGTTGAATTTTGCATAACAGCATCCTGCTTGCGCAATCCAAGCAAGAATTTCTTGCAGTGTTGCTTCCTTGAAATCCTCCGGTTCTTCAGATACGGAAATGGAGCTGTTAATGAAATCTGTCTGTACCCACTCAACACCGAGAATGTTGCACATCTGCGAAACAAGGCCAGATAGCGTATCTGGATAGCTGAAAGTCACATCCTTTGCCATCTTGTCAGCAAACAGCTGCATGTAATCGTTGGCTTCAAGGTCAACGATTCGTCGGCGTACAATGGCCGGACGCTGCGCGATGAACTCGCCCAGCTTCACATACTCGTATTTTTCCGTCCTTCCGTTTGAATACCATTCTGTGACATATTGACCTGCCTTTGCGATTCCTCTGTGTGCCGCTGCAAAACCAGCAGCCTTTTCTTTCATGAAACCGTTGCTGATATACTGCTCCGGATTCGCAAGGAAAGCACGTGGAGTTGTCGTCACATTAAAGGCTGAAACCTTTCCGTCGTCCCCAAATAGGAATGCCCGTCCGTCGTCTATCACAATCGATTTAACAGGAAAATCAGGTTGAATCGAACACTCACTGCTGTTTTCCAGCAAATACGGTTTTGTAGCACGTGCATATAGGGTTGTTTGCCCGTATGTCGCTTGCACAACATAGGATGGGGGAAATGTACCTTCTTCGATTAACGCGCCTATGGAAGCCGTAAAACGTCCAAATGTATATTCGTTGAGCATTCCGTTTCGATTGATCAATGCGACATTCAGACTGTTTTCAGGACAAGCACCCATCCGCAATTCATCAGATTCGTTAAAGCGGTCATGAAATGTAATTCCTCCAGAAGTAATGCTGATATCATCGTTCGTGAAAACTGCATCCTCAAATCGAAGCATGGCTCTTTGCGTCTTTCCGGCTTTCACGGCATCTTTAAACGCTTGGCTCGCAACAATCAATTCACACCACTCCTTAGTACTCGATTACGCTGAATGAGAGATTTCCGATGCTGTCCACGCCATTTGGTGCCCATACGCAATCCCACTCTCTATCACCTGCGTAACAGGTACGAGTTACAATTCCGCCTTGCGAAGGGTCAGGGCAGGTAAACTCAAATCTATCGCCCTTTACCTTCGCAAGAATTTTTGTGATCATATCCCAGTCGATGTTCTTCCATTTGATTTTTACCGGGTGCTTAATCGCAACCATCGTCCGATGGAGATAGCCCGTTGCGTCGCGCTCTGCCGAGGTATCCAATGAGCTTTCTGTTCCGCTGTACTCGGTAGGGTCTGGGATAAGCTCGCCGTTGACAGCAAAACGCATATCATATCGATAATCGCGCTGCGCTCTCACGCTCAATACCCCCTTACGCTCTCATACATCTTTACAGAGCGTGAAACAGTCTTTCCAAGCTCAGGGCTTGGCTTGACGACAACACTGTTTTCTTTGCGATTGAGCTGCTCAAGTAAAGAAATCATGCGCTGATAATAGGTGTTCTGCTCACGGTTTGCATCTGCGACGCCGCGCGCGATACCGTCAACGATCTGCCCGTTGTTAGCAACAGCAGACTGACTGCCAATCTGGCCAACAAGTTCAGGCCCTTGCTCATTTGCAATAAACAGGCTTCCTTCCGACGGAAAACCGCCATCTGCATATTTAAGAGCAGTCATTGATATGCCAATTTTTCCACCTCTCCGCGAAGTTCCACTCAAGTTAAGCAGATTAGTCATCGCGGTATTCCACTGACGGCCCATTGAGAGCGTGCTGTTCATTGCGTTTGTGATGTTCGACATATCCGGCGAAGCAGCAGTTATTTTTGTTGCTTCTGTCATATCGGGGTTCCATGTCGTTTCGACGTAAGACTTAGTTTCTTCAAGGCTTGGCTCGAAGTCCGTTGCGGTATCAATGGCAGGAAGCGTCAGATTGGCATCTTCTCCAACGAGAGAATCCTTAAATTCTTTCACACGCTGAACGATCGCATCCATGTCTGTACCAAAGGAAGTATTGGTCAATTCCTCCAACGTGAACGCGCCGCCAAGCGCGGCTTGAATGACATCCTGAAGCTGTAAGCCGTAAGAAGCCTGTCCATACAAAACGCCTTGATCCGTTGTTGCAATCGCGCCCTTCATGAGTTGTTCGACCAATTTGAACTTTTGGAGGTCAGCATCGCTTACGCTTCCGGCATCTTCGATCGATTGAATAAACGGAGAAATCGTATTGGACACATATTCCTGCATTCTCCTGTTCGAATCATTTGCTGTCCACGGACTATCAGGAATAAACTTATTTAACGCATCAGGGGATAGGAATTGTGTGAATAGATTGGTCATAAGCGTAGACGTTTCAGAGCTAAGGCTGCCAACCTTTGCATCGTAAGCCTGCTTGATTCCGGCTATTGCTCCATCAATTACAGAAATCGTGCTGTCATATTCCGCCTTTGTCCAATCTCCGTTGTTGTATCGCTCATAAGCAAGGTCTTTTAAGTACTCTTGTCCTTCAATCTGCTCTTTATAAGCCGTCTGGTACGCTTCTTTGACCTCAGCGGACATAGAATTGATTTTATCGACATATTCTTTTGCACTGGTCAGCCCGTCTGCGGAATTAAAATCAACCGTGAATGGGTTTGTCATCAGTTCAGACCAGTTTCGTTCTTCGCGAACGTTCAACGCTCCCTGCGCATGTCGGTTATACCAATCCATTTCCTCATCCGTTGCGCTTCCTTTTGCAATTTTATTAATGATTTCGTTTCGCCTTTGTGCTGTTTCCGCCTGATACTCTGTCATGCCCTGTTGCATAATCATGTATTGCTTTTGAAATTCCTTACCCTTTTCTTGCAGTGTAGTAATCTCACTGTCAATCATGGTATTGATTCCCTCAAAAGACAGAGCAAAGGCGTTGTCAGTCGTTCCCTTCATTGCCGTATCGAAATCTGACCATGCTGCTTTGAGCGCTTCGATATCTTCCGGCGTAGGAGAATCACTTCCAAACACAGAAGAATTAAGATTCTTGACCGCATCCGTTGCAGATTGCAAATCCTCTTTTGTCTTCGTAAAATCAGCGTAAATGTCTAACGTCACTTGTGCTTCGGCCAGCCTTGACGAAAACTCCTTTTGAACTGCATCAATGACGCTATCCATCGAGAAATCGCCATTTCCGGCTTCCTTCAACGCTTCTGCAACCATGTTTTCTGTCTTTTTTCTTGCGTAGAAATGAAGCGTAGCAATACCGACCGAGATTGCGACAATCGAACCGACGGTTAAAACAATCGGCCAGCTTGCGCCCATCGCCGCAGTAGCAAATCCAGCGCCAACACCAGCATTGATGGTTGAAATAACAGCACCAATGACATCCCCTTTGGTTATGCCATTCTTACCCATTTTTTCAGCAAGAGCAAAAGCTACAGTTGCGCTTGTAATTGCAATATATGCACCAATTCCAAAACCGAGAGACGATATATGCTCCAACCCCATCAGTTTAGCCGCGGACCTACCGATCATAGACAATCCGGGAATTTCAAGAAACGCGCCTGCAACGGCTTTCAGCATGTTTTCCCACGTCCAGCCTTCGCCATTAACAATTCCATTCACGGCATCCCATGTCAAAGAGATACCGACAATCGTAAGCGTTACACCTGCTGTAAGCTGGTGGATCGCCGCAAGCGCATCCTTAGACGCTCCAAGATATTCAGCGATTTTGGCAATTTTATTTCCAATGGCAAAAGCAGAAATCGCGCCAAGAAGCCCAAGAATTTCAGGCTTGAAGCTCTCGATCTTTTCAATGATATTGTTGACTTGATCCTTAATACCTTTGAGGAAATCATAGGAATAATCGCCCATTCCCCAAAGGTCTCCGAGCGCACCGCCGCCAGCTCCACCACCACCGCCGCCGGAACCCTCCTTGTCGCTTTCCTGCTGGATGATGTTGATTTCATCCCAACCTGCAAGCAGTCCCTTTACCTCTTTTGCCGCATCTTTTGCCGCGCTCCCAGCGCCGCCTAACGCATCCTCCAAGTCAGATGCTCCCCCGACCGCGCCTTTCAGATCTGTTTCCATCCCGCCGATACTCGGCAGAGAGAACCCAAAGAAGGACGCGATTGCCTGCGCCGCGCGGCCAATGACGATAACAACCGCCTGAAAGATCGGGATGAGCTTTGCCGCGATAACAGATACGATCTGGCCGATGTATCGCGACGCGATAGCACATTGACTGTAAAAGATTCTCAAACTGTTCGCCGGAGTAATGATTGTTCGTGCCAAATCACCCTGAATATTGCTGGTCTGCTCCATAATCTTGTTATAGCGCAAAGCAACCTTTTGAGCGATGGACATGCTTGACCACTTTGCTGTAATGCCTTTTGACAAGGCATATTCTTCCATCGCCGCTTTTGACAACTCAACACCATAGCGACGCATGCCTTCAACTTCGCCCGAAATGCCCGATTGAATCCGCTTCATGACGGTATCAACATCCTTGATATTAAAAGCCGACTGCATATCATAGCCAAGCTGCGTAAGCTGCTGAGACATGTTATTAGCTGTCTTATCTGGAATGCCGAATGCCTGTAACTGCTGGTTGAACGTGCTCAGTTCCGACAGCCATTCCGTCATGTTGATTCCGGCAACCGATTCGACCTTCTGCGCATACTCAACGGCCTTCTGTGATCCGCTGCCCATAGCAACATCCGCAAGGTTCAAGGCTTCGATGTAGTCGTTGCTTGCTTCAAAGGCATCCATGGCTGCATCCTTGATTTTGCTGAATCCGTAAGCAAGCGCTGAAAATTTCAGAATCCGTTTTAGGTAGTCTCCAAATGTTTTCTTTGATTTCTCCACGCTTTGGGTAAGCTTTTCGTTTTCCTTGATCGCCTTTCGGATGTAAGCGGGCAACGAGCTGAAGCCCTCCTTGACCGCACGCATTTCATCTGCAAGCGGCTGAATGGCCTTTCTTATCTGTTCAACGCTGTCCGCAAACTTCTGAAGCTGTGTCGAATCAATATCAGCGACAGCTTTCATAGCATCCGGCATTTTCCGAAGTGTGTTGGCCACATTATTCAGGTTATTGGCTTTTTGGATATTGCCAAGCGGAGAAAGCTTATCGGAAAGTTCAGCAAGGGGCGACCAGTCCACACCTTGAAGAGACCTTGTTGCGTCGCCAATACCCTTGATCTGCGAAGCCCAAGAAGTACTAAGCTTGATTTTGTCAAGCACACCCATCTTCGCAAGTGCATCGCTCATCATGCTTAGCTTCGAAATGGATTCTGCATCCAACAGGGATGCGGCGTTGCTAATTGACTTAATTCCGGCGGAAACGGCATTCAGGCTCCGTTGATTCGATGCTGCCGAACGTAGGCTTTCAAGCGACTTAACCATTGAATCAATGCCATTCTTGGCTTGAGCAGCATTTCCATCAATCTCAATAATGAGATTATCAACTGTTGCCATTGGCCGTCACCTCCTTGTTCTTGGCTTCCCATCGTTTTTGAAGTTTTGTAAAGTGGTCAATGATCTTCTGGCGCTCCTGCTCTGCTTTCCGTTCTTTTTCTTCCTGAGTCAGCGGCGTAACCCGCAGCGGCTCATTTCTGTATGGTGTAGGCTTGCGCTTGTGCTTAGAATCAAAGACTTGGCTAAAGTTGGAAAGTGCAGTAGAGAATGCTTCAAAGTTGTACACGCCTTGCAGCCACATTCTCTGACTGTCCATTTCATTTCTCAGCTCATGCGCCCTCTTGAATATTACTGTCAGTGTCGGATCGTCATCCCAATACTGCTCATGCGTCATACCTATGGCCAGATAGAACGGTTCAGCATCATCAAATGCTTTTTTTAAAGGGAACGGCACATATTCTGTTACCGTTCCCTCCATATTGCTCTGCGCTGTTACAGCACCAGCGCCAGACCCGCGTTTTTTTCGCCACCGTCTTCCTGCTCAGGCATGCATGCGGCATTGTACAGATCGACAAGGCGAGAAAGAAGCCCCTCTGCGCGAAGGCCGCCAAGCTCTTCCAAAATCTCATCTGTCACATCATGACGGATGCCCTTGTGATGAGCCTGAAATGCGTAATAGAACAGGTCAGAAAGACCCGTAACGGGCTTTCTGGGAATATCTTCAAGGATAAAGCCGTTCCGTTCTGCGAAAACAACCGCGCGTCGGGTAAATTCAAGCGTATACTTAATACTGCCATCCTTATCCTTGATGAGAATCGGAGAATTTTCTTTCTTTGTAGCCATTTCTTTACTCCTTAAATCGTAGTCGGCTTCGTTGCCCAGCCGACAATCTTGTTTACAGAAACGTATGCGTCGATTTCCAGCACGGAATTTACTTCCATAGCGGAAAGGCCGAGCTGCTGCGGCTCAACGCGCATGAAGAACGCTTTCGTCAGCTTGGGAATGACGATTGCAAACCACATGCTCTTTCCTTCATCCTTGCCGTCATTGGCCGCCTGATAGAGTTCATCCCAGTCTGTCTGGAATTGCTCGGTATTGTTTGCGCCGAACTGAATCGAGCCGCCTGGGTCTTTCAAACCCGGAATATATCGCTTCCATTCCGAATCAGAAAGGTCGGTAACATCAAGGGACGATGCTTCCGGGTTCAAATCCGGCGTGCTTTTAATGCCGTTGATCTTTTTATAGCCCGTAGTCGGCATCGTTCCGGCTACAGTTTCCATTGCCCACTGAACAGAAACGCCAGCGGTAGAAAGTTCAAGAGCCATTTATCATGTTCTCCTTTCGTTTTTAAGATTTATAAATCAAGTTATCTTCTCCAATAATCCCTGTATATCGCGCTACCCTGCGCGAAATGCTTTTGTCAATGTTGGAAAGTGGCATGTTTGCCGTACGAACAAAGCCCTTTCCAAACATATAGCCGTCAACCGTGGCAATGATGTCCTTGCATTGCTGTTTTCCCAGCGCGTCCTGAAGGTTCGAATAGACATTAACCGTGTACATAAGGCTTGCGTTATGCTCTATGTTGTCGCCCGACAAGCTGCGCTTATATGTAGTGTTATCGCTCTCAACAAACGTAACTGCCGGAAAACTGGCCGGTGAGTCAACCTCGCAGCCATATACGCTGATTCCTTCATGTCTTTCACGGAGTAGTTTTGTAACGCCGGCGTATAAAATATTTTCAACGTCAAGCATTTTTAAAAACCTCTTTCACAACCCGTTCAGCCTCATCGCGCATTTCGGACAAAGCAATGTACATCGGCATTGATGCGGGATTACCGTGTGTCAAAACATACGGCTCTGTTGCCAGCGGGTCAGAGCTTATTATCTGTCCGTTTGTTCCGGGATCTCCGTGATATCTCCACACATCATTTTTTCCGCGTCCGCCTCCCATTTCACCAATGTCAACAACTCCATCGGGCTTTGGTATCGGATAGGTAAAGCTACTGTTGTAATGGACGCCAGAACCAAACTCGATGAAACAAACCGCGTTGCCTGATGCAACAACGGTATATCCCGCCTCTGTTTGTTCGATGCTGACGGAGGAATCATTTGTTCCATCATATGGCGCATTTGCGAACCTAACGTTCGCTTCTTTTAGACCGATTTCAGCAAGTCTCTTGCAAATCTGATTCGTCAGTGTTTCTATCTTGTTACGATATTCTGTGAGTTGACGAATTGCGTTTCCGATGCTCCGGCCATTCAGTTTCACTTTGATGTTACGTGCCATATGTGCCCACCCCATCAGCAATATTTACCTTGCTGATTGCGTATGCTTTGTGGTTGAGAGATTGTGCAACCTGTTCAACAACATAATCATGGCCAGTTGTTGTCTTTCCTTCGCTATCCATCACAGGCGTTTTGTCAATCCATAGGACAGTTGTTTCCTCAATTGGACAATTTATCGGCATAGGGTTGATGGTCCGGGAATACTCGGCGTTTAATCCGAAAAGCTCACCGCCAACAGAGCCACGAGAAGCGGAGATATTGCCTTGTGTCTCTACAGGCTTTCCGTAAACAGGTCTCGTCCCATTCTCGTTCCCCCATTGGTCATGTGTTGTTTCGTTTTTGAGAAACAGGGAGTACCAGAACGTACGTTCGTTACGAGCCATTCCCCTCATCAAACCACCATCCCATATGGCGTTATCTGGGCAAGCAATTCAGGCGGAACATCCGTTGAGCCTCCGTAGCTTCTTGTAACTCCGTTTTCCGTGTGCCCTGATTCGCCTTCTGCTCCACGTTTGTTGTACAGAAAGATAGCAATTTCAATTTGCACTTGCTGATATCTCTCTTCCACTTCTGTGTCATCGGGAACACCGAACGGATATTGCCGATTCAAAATCTTGCTTTCGGCCAAATCAAGATAAGCAGACAGCATATCAAAGTTCTCAACAGCATCAATTCCGATGAGCGCGCCCGTCTTTTTGACCATCGCTGTTTCCGAAATCCGTTTCACTGCCTGCCTCCTTGCTTACATCTTTTTGGGTCTCCCTCGTTTGGCTGGCTTTTCGTCATCCTCTTGGACAATAATTTTTCCATGCCTGTTCATTTCTTCTGCATCTTCGTCCTCAATTTGAAACGCAACGCCCGGAGGATGGAAGATGCCGCGATAAGATACGGTATAGGCCGGAATCAGTTCGGTCACGCAATCACCTTCATCACCGCAACTTCGTCCATGCGTTCAAAAGACGGCAAGACGATTTCAGACGCGAAGGTGTTGATGTTGACCGGGTGTTCCTCAACAATTCGGGTGATTGCAACGCCCGTGTTTACAATGGAGACATCAGCTTTGCCGGACCCCTGCAAGTCTGCCTCCTCTGGAGTTGTACCGTACCACGTGCCGCCAATGCTGCCGTCCGGAATGAAGCAAACATAACCATCAGGCACAAACGCTTTGGCTACCTTATCTTCATCGCGATACATCTTGTCGTAGATGACGATATCCACGCCAACGGTTCCACTGATGACAGCCTTAACTTCGGCATCTGTCAGATAGCTCAACGTGCGGCCATTCACCGTCAGATAACGATTCTTGATTGCATCGGTAGCCGCAAGCAGGTTGAAGGTGTTGGTGTTCATAATCGCATGCACAATCTCTGTTCCAGTCTTGGAACGAATCGTGTCCTTGACCTTCTTGATCGCTTTGAGCGGATCTGCGGTCGTCGGCGCGGTCCACAAATCAGTGGTCGTCAATGCGGTATAGTTGTTAGTTTTCCAGCTCTGGTCGGGGTCGTAGTTATAGGTGTAATCTACGCCGTTTGCCTTGATGGAAATGCCAGCTGCGCCGTTAATCGGGAAAAGCAGCTGCATAATCATTCTTTCTGGCACAACGTTTGCGCCTTCGATTAGCGCGTTTGCGTCATCGTATACGCGAGCAATGATTTCATCCGCATATGGATCGTTGGAATCCTGAATGCGCAGAAGCTCCTGCCGGTCTTTTTCCTTGATTTTGAAGCCTTCACGGAAGAACGGCATTTCGGTTTCGAGCTTCTGGAAACCGATTCGATCCCGAAAGGTTGCCTTAGCGTCAAACGCGCTCGGCATCAGGGAAATCGGGAGCCCCTTAGAGCCTTTGAGCCACTTCAGATCAAGTCCAGCTTTCTTTCGCGCTGGAAACAGCGTTTCACCCAGATACGGAATCCGGTTGCTCTGAACTTCCGTCCAGTTCGCCGCAATGGTCTGCGGCGTGAAAAACTCTCTAAGATTCATGCGTTATCCTCCTCAGCTGTTCACACCGATATTCGTCCGAAGAATCAGACCCGGAACAGCCGCTTTCATTGCCGCCACATCCAGCTTGCATCCGGAATTAGCCTTCGCTTTCTTCTGATCGATTACGCCCTGAACCACAAGCGTTCCATTCGGATTTTCGGTAGGGTCAACGTCGTACAGAAGAACACCGTCTGCATTCGTGCTTGCAGCGTTGCTGCCATCTGCATCTGCCTCAGTAGCTTTAACGCCGCCAAGCGTCATAGGCGTACCGGCCTTGACGACGGACGTACCCGTTACGGTGATGGGAACGCCCACAAATTCATCTGCGGCAAGGATTTCCACCGTGCCTGCAATACTCGCAGTTGCAAATTTCACTTTTTTTGCTCCCTTCACATATAGTTTTTCAGCCCTTTTCGGGCCGTTTCGTCAGCCTTTGCGCGCAGTGCGCCGAGTCGTTTTGCCATCTTCATGGCTTCATTTTCATCTTCTCCATCGTCACCGCCGCTTGGCTTCTTCATGCCGCGCATCGCATCAGCTTCAACCTGTTTCTTATAGGATTCATTGGCTTTCTTTTGGTTCTCGAATACCTTGTCCATCTCGCCGTTGAACAGAGCTTCCGCCGTCTCATGGGCCAGCTTTTCGTCGTATCCCGCCATTGCCATATACCGCGCCGTATGGCTGGCAATCGTCGAGTTCTTGAGCAGATCGTTGTACTTGCCCTGAAGCTCCTGCATGGCCTTTGCCTGCTCGGACTTTTCAGCCTCGTCATCGGTCTGCTTAGCTTTGAGCTGCTTGCTCACATCGGCAAGCTCCGACAGCTTCTTGTCAAAAAGCGACTTATCCACATACTGCTTCAAATCAACCCTGTCTGGGATTTCCACCTTGAGCAGCGCATCTACCTTTTGGGCGTCCGTCATTCCGTCGAACCCCTCAATGGTGCTGGTGTCAATGTTTGGCATAATTTTTCTCTCCTTTTTGTGTGTTTTAGGTCTTTCTCTCGACCATATTGTGTTTTTCCTGTTCTCTCAGGGCTTGTGTTTAAACGCTTCTCTGCGTATTCAATCGGCTTACGCCGCTTAAACCAAAAACAAAAACAGGGGCTATACCGTCTGCATTATGCAAACCGTGTATAGCCCCTGTCGGCTGTTTCCCACTGACCAATTACAGTGGTCAATATGTTATTCAGTTTTCAACGATAGGCTCTTTGCTTTTTAGCTTTCGCGTGATGTCTACGACGACAACATTGTCCTTTTCGCGCTTTACCGTCGCTTCTCCACGGTTATTCAGAATCGCTTCGATTGCTTCAACCGTCGCCTTGCCCAGCTTCACCCATGTCGCCTCCTGTTTCATTGTTTTTCTGTTCGTTATACCACTCCATACCGCGAGTGTATGCGTCCTCGGCATCCGGCGTGATATCGCTGACTTGATAGGCAATCTGCGGATGAACCTTGTCATTCGCAAGAAGCGTCGTCAGCACAGTGGCCTTTGTGCCGATATCCTCATAGTTCCGTCGCGTAAACTTGCCAACTACATCTTCCGGGTTCAAATCCAGATCGCCAAGCTTTTTACAGATTCTCAAAGCGGCGCCTAAGAATCGCTTGTCGGAGTGCTCCCAAAGTGTGGCCGTATCCTTTGCCCGTGCTTCTGCATGATACCATCCGTTCCGAACGATGGTGCTGCCGTTGTTCGAGCTGTCCGACGTGTTGCCGTCACCTGTGCTGGGCATCCCGACAATCGTCAGAATGTCCTTGTAAATATCGTTTGCTAGGACCTGCTGATCCGCCTGCTGTAAATCAACGGCTACCGCCTTGATGGAGGGCGTTGAGGCATTTGGAACGGTTTTTGTAAAAACAAACGCTGACGGCTGGCTTTTCAATTTCGTCTGCTGTTCATCTGACAGCGTGATGTCGTTAAACCACATCAGGCTTTGAACGTTTTGCTCTGTAGCCTCAATTCGATTGCTTTCAAGCACATTTGCGGCGTTCATCAGGTCGATCACCTGCTCAAAAGCACCTAAGCGGAACTCGTTGTTGACGTATTCAATGATCGGATTTGCGCTAATCAGGTTTTTTTCTTCCTCTACAGCGTTTCCGTCAATGATGAAGTGACTATCATCGGTGTACACATCGTAGATATTGCGTTTTCTCCCGTCCTTGCCCTTTTTGTTGACATAAGTCACAGAAAACACGGGTTCGCTGTCCCTGTATGGCGCATTTTCATAGGCGACAAATGTATTCATAGGGTCAAGCGTCCGGAGAATGAACGGCACTCCGTTTTCATCCTCATTGGGGTATACAAAGCGATATGCAACGCCACAGATGGAAAAGTCGTCCGCAAGCCGCTTATCCGACGCGTGCTTTCCCGCCAGATACATATAATCGTTCAGCTTGTTAATCCTGCCAGTCAGCTTTGCGCCCTTGCTTCGGCTGACATAAACGACAGGAGCGCCCAAAAGGTAGGAGACTTTGAAAGTGACAATTTCGGACGCACGGTTTACAACTGTGTTATGAACGATATCCGGTCTTACCGTCTTGCATCTGTCGCAAATCGGCTGACCACCGCGGAAATACTTGAACAGATAATCAATTTCTGTCCTGTTCTGAATGTGGGCGGTCATCGCCTTGTTCACAGCATCTTTGACATTTTCTGCATTTATGGATGTGTAATCCGTCAAAATTTCACGCCGTCCGAACAGTTTCAAAGCGTTCCCTCCCTTCATTTTTTCCTTTCCTTGATTATATAAAAGAATAAACTCTATTTCAATTCGTGCGACAGATAATCACACAAAAATGTGTCTACTTTTTGTGTGATTACCACAGTCTATCCATTAGTAAGACCTTGACAGCCGTCGATTGATCCATTTCGATGGCCTGCGCCAAGCTGTCCGGCGCATCGTCATTTTTGTTCTTGCCGATCATTTTGAATGAAAACACGTTTTGCATAAAAAGCTGATATTCCTTTGACCTCTTTCCTTCTGCAAGGAAAATCATTCTTTCCCGAATATCCGGAGCTTTGTCAAAAATGCGTTGTGCTTTTCCGCCGATTGTGATTGCCGTCGTCTTTGTCGTTAAGTTAATCCTCTTGTTCTGGGCTTTCAAAAGCTCTTCTACGCCCTCTGCATAAGCAATGGTTGTTTTATTCGCCTCAAACTGCAAAGCCGCCACATCGTTGTTTATGACACTTTCAGCGACAAGCTGCTGAGTTGTCCTCTTATCCCCGTTGTTGTAAACCACGGCAGGAACATAAATATCATTGCCATACTTCACGCAAACAGGCCCGGCAACAAAGTCGCCTCCGCCCCACGCGGGATCAACCGCCATGAATATCCTGTCCGGCACACTGTCTGGCAACTCACCGTTGTAGTAACGGAAATCGTCAGGCTCAAACACTGCCCCGTCACGCTCAATCGGCGCACCCATGTACTGGGCAAACCACGAGGCCATATCATTATTCCGTTCAAACGACGCACGCCTCTGCTGGTAGACTTCAGTTGAGAATCCCACGCCGTAGAGATAGTCAAAGTTGCTTTCGTCGTTCTCATCCAGTGCTGGCAGGTTGATAATTCGATACCGATGATCTTTGAACTTCTCGCTGTTCATGATTGTGTCGATCCTTAATCCAATCGGATCAAGCAATGACCATCGCGTACCGCACCACAGAATCTTTGCATTTCCCTTCGCGCGGGACAGCATGTTGTTATCCACTTTGCCCCACGCCGAAATCAGGCGGTCTTTACTCATTGCTTCTTCAATGCCGCTCAAAAGGTCGTCCGACATCAAAATGCCGTCAACGTCAACGCTGCCGTTCAGCGTTCCGTATAGTGAACGGCACGTCAGCGACGCATATCTCTTGTTTCGGTCGATATTCAGCGTTTCCATCTTGCTGTTTGTTGACGCGACCTCTTTCCCCGGAAATATCTCTTTCCACAGGTATGTTTGGGGATCGTTCAGGATTTCCATAACGCCATTATAGAACGCGTTTGTGATGTTGTCCGAATACGCGCAATACAGGTTAGAGCGCTCGCTGTCTCTGCCAATCGCCCACGTCATGTAGAACATGAGGATCGAAGTTTTTCCGACGCGCGGCGGCATGGATAAGAACAGCTCGTCCAATCGATCATCCGCCAAATCCTGCAAAGCTTCAACAAGCGTGAGCAGTGTCTTTCTGCGCGGCAGGTAGAATTTCTCTTCCGGCTTTCTATTCCACTCCAGATACAGCAGATAGCTGTCAAAATCCTTTGGAGCAGCCCACTTATAGGTTTCCTTTACCAGCTCATACGCCGCCATATCGCCACGCACGGCCAGTTTTTCGGCATACTTCCGCGCTTCCTTGCACAAAGCCAAATCATCCGTATTCTGTGCCATACTGAACAGCATCGTCACATTGTCCAGATTGCTCATATTCGATGCTCTAATCCGCTTAACAATCTCTTGATCTGTCATATTCCCTCCAAAACGAAAAGCCGCAGTTTCTCACTACGGCTCTACGGAAATATAAAGAGGGCCGCAGTCCAATGACTACGACCCCTATTAGTCGTCTACGAACACCCTATTGCGCTGATTTGATTATATCATTCCTGCTTTTCTTCGTCAACTTTCATCCGTGCTTCCTCGATTAGCGGCTTATGGTACTTTTCCTCCGCTTCTTCTCTGACAGCTATTGCATCTGACAAACGGCTGTAAAGGCCAATGGTTTTCTTCTCCCCGTTTACGCCAATCGTCACGCCCCAGCCTTTCTTCCTACTGTTCCAGAATACACCCTTTCGCCCTGACTTATTATTCTTAGATGTTTTCCGCATCAGCTGGTACACGTTGGAGTGTTCCACATCGCCCAAATGTAGCCTCCTTTGCATCTCTTTCACTACGTCCGCATTTGCACACCCGCATGACACAGCGCGTCCACGTTTAAGGTCTATTCCGCTTGCCAATCGTTCCTTTCCGCAGTCGCAGACACAGCGGTACATCATGTTTCCCGCCTCGCCGCTATTGCACTGCTTAATATCTGTCCGTTCAACGACCGTCAACCGTCCAAACCGCTTGCCGATAAGTTCCTGTTCAAGCATCTTTCCTTTTCGCTTACAACCACAGGACACGCTTGCGCCACTCACCAGCTTTGCCGCCCGCACACTAACCTCTTTCCCGCAATCGCATTTGCAAACATAGCTCACTGTCTTCTGCGTTTCGTCCCTCTGTAAGACTGTCAGATACCCAAACCTCTTGCCCGTTAAATCCGGCAGTCTATTTTGACATCCGCAGGACGTTGTATGCCCGCTTCGCAGATTTCCAAGCCTATATTCCTTCACGCTGCCGCACAGCAGGCATTTCGCCTCGCACATCGGGATTGTTCGAGGCGGCTTGCCCGGTCTTAGATACGGCGCACGCCACTCTCGGATTACCTCAAGATTGCCATAGCGTGTGCCCATAGAATCACCCCTTTTTGTTCTTGCGGGTGCTCACGGGGTCTACCCCGCGCGTCAGCCGCTACCCCCTTATTACCCCCGCCGGGGTATCCCCGCGCGCGTGTCTCGGTGCGTGTGCCGCCTGTATGGGGCATATACGCCGCGCATCCTTCCCACGGCTGGCGATGGTGCCGCCGTGAACATGTGCCCCCGGTGGATGTGTCGCCATCTGTGCGCGCTGTCTGGCATCATATCGGCAGGCCGTCAGCCGCTCCCGCTATCATCCGCAGGCAGACCGCCGACGGGAACACCTGCCGCGCATCATCTGCCACGCGTGTCCACCGCACCGCCGTACATCCGCGCGCCTCTTGTATCAGTCAAGCCCCGGCAGGCCGTGAAGCGCGCCGGGGCTGGTTGTCGTGTGTCTGGCGCTGTCATCCTCTGACAGCTGCCGCCGTCGTCCGCGATCTGCTCACGGCGTGGGCGCGTCGCCCTCGTGATCTTCGGCGCGCCCCTCTGCGGGCTTGCCCGTCTTGGGATCGTACCCATCCGCGATCATGCACCGCGCAATACACCGCCGCATCATTGTAGCGCGCGGAAGCCCAAGCGCCGCCGCGTATGCGTCAAGGGCGGCGCGGTCATCTGGCGAAAGTTGTATAGTGATCTGCCGCGCCCCGCTTTTCTCCCTATATCGCGCATTTGCGGCCATCTGTGCGGCCTTATCATATGCCATCGTATCACCTCCACATAATAATAACACAGGCGTTAAAAAAATCAATAATAATTTGCAAAATCTCTTGACATTAGTTAATAGTAGTGTTATAATATAGGTGTCAAGAGGAAAGAGGAAAGGCCGACGGGCGGCCGCCTCCCCGGTGCTATGAGTGAGACGCAACCGCGACACGACGAGCGCACAGGAGCCAGGGCACGAGCCGGGAAAAGCCCGATCAGAAGCCGAAAACGGCAAGGAGGAAAAACCATGAAGAACTATTATTACGTCAATTATTACCGCGATTTTGCAAATACTTACACGCTGGCGAAAGCTCCCGCAAACATCACCCTGCCGGAGGGCTGGGAGCGCATCACCCGCAAAGAGGCCGAGCGCCTCGCCCGCCGTGAACGGGAGCGCGCCCGCTATGATGCCGCATTTAGCGGCTACGCCTCGGACACAATAGAGGATTGGGAGAGCATCCGCCGCGAACGCGCCTAACTCCACCCGATGAGAGCCGGACGGCAACCGGCCGAAACGCCGCCCCACGGGGCGCGCGTCGTGGAAAGCCACAAAAAAGCCCCCAAGCGGGGGCGGGAGGTATGAGAAAATGAAAACACGTCAAGAGATCATCTCCGCACATGGCGGACGCGATTTTAACGCCGTCGCCGTGTGTAGTGACGGCGTGGAGCGCGCCGCCGCGTATGTCGCAAGGTACAATATCATCTTCTGCGTGCGCCCGGCGTACGCTGAGATCATCGGATACAAGGAGGTTGCCGCATGAGCGAGACCATGTTAGCGGCCAACGTCGCCGCAATCGTCGCGATCCGCGCCCAAATCGAGGCGCTGAAAACCCAGCTTTGCCCGCTTGAGGATGCCGTTAAAATCGAGATGGCCGAGCGGAATGCCGAGGAAATCACCGCCGCCGGGCACGTTGTCCGCTGGAAGGTCGTAACCTCTAAGCGGCTCGACACAGCCGCGCTGAAAAAGGCGCTGCCGGAGATCGTCGAGCAGTACACCAGGGAGGCGCGCGCCTGCCGCTTTACGGTGGATTAAAAAACGGGTGTATGAGTTATGGCGACTCATACACCCAAGCGCCGCCCCACTACGACATAAGGCCGACGCGGTTATTATAGACCAAGCGCGCCAAAAAGTCAAGCCGAAACAATGCCCCCCCTTTGCGGGGGCTTGTCCGTCGGGAACAGCCGCCCGGCGCTGATGATGGCAGGCTAACACACTACGACAGCCCAGGCGGGCGGGAGGAAGCATCATGCATCAAGAGACCAAAACCGACACCCTGCGCATTTTGACGCACGGAATCCGCGTCAACGGCGCAAAAACGCTTGTGAAATGCTGGTACAGCATCGACGACGACAAAACGCTAATCTATGCGCGCGGCTACTCCGACAGGCTCCCGCGCGACATCCTGCCCGTGCAGAATGATACCGACATTATAACAGATTATTTTGACGAGGATTCCGCCGAGCTGATCGCCTCGCATCCTCTCTATCCCTTCTTCCGCGCGGCGGCGATCCGGGAAAAGCTGGCATTTGCCAAAAAGCACCCGGACTATAACGCCACGATTGGGCAAGCCCGCGCCGAAGAGGCCGCGCGCCTGTCCGCCGAGCTGGAGACGCTGCCGAGCGGTCAGCCTACCCCCGCAGACGTTGACCGCGCCCGCGCATACATGGACGCGCAGCGCAGAGCGGCGGCGGAAGCGGAAGAGCGCGCCCGCCGTGAAGAGTGGGAGCGCCGCGCCGAGGTGGAGCGGCAAAAAGAGCAGGACGCGCGCGAGACCATCGCCGCAGCTGTCGCGGCTTATCCGCTCAAGGACGGCGCGCCCTATGTCGTCATCAGATGGAGCGAGCACCCCGGCATTGATGAGGGCTTGGTGCTCTCCGTCGCCGCCGCTGATCTGGTGCTGTCCCATCTTGACAAGGCGCAACACGCGCGCCGCGTGAATGATGGGGTACGCGGGTATGATAAGACGGCGTTTGTCGTCCACTACACCAAGGGCGGCGAGCCGCTGACCTTTGCCGACCGCTACGACATCGGCGACGGTATCGGCGGACTGATCGAGGCTATCCGGCACTATGATAGCAATCTAGCCGAGATGCTGGAGGCATACGGCCCCGCCTTCACCGCGCCCGCCGAGCAAGCGAGCACGGAAGCCGCCGGGCGTGTCCTGTCCTTTGCCGTCTGCAAGACCGCCCGCGAGTATAAGCAGGTGGACGCCGCCGCCGACAGTATAGCCGGGCTGTTGCTGGACATCCTCGGCGCTTCCGCGCCCCATCTGCCCACGCGACAGGCTACCCCGCAGCCATCCGGGCGCGTGCTCACCTTCCACCGCTGACCCTTGCGCCTGCCTGTTTGCGGTGTTTCCCCTTGTCCGGGTTCCCTTCATTGACATACCCGGCGGGGGTATTCATTCCGTGGCGGTCTGCCAGAGGGCTACTTCCGCCATATTACACGAACATTTCACGTGTAATATGGCAAGTTGGCGGGGCGATTCTACAAAATCCCGTTCAAAAGCACCCCTGTACCTTTTTTGAACGCGAAAAATTTGCTTCCAAATTTTTTCTGAAAATTTTAGTTTCGCAAAATTGGCTAGGGAATTTGAAAAAAGTTTTTCGTACGCGTATAAAATCAAGTATTGATGATATAATGTGTAAAAGGAGGAATGTTAGCATGAAGTTGAAAAAAGGTTATTCGCTCGTTTGGGGCGAACCTGAAGGCCACGGATTTTGTGGCGACGGCACGACTGTGCCGGTTTCCCTTGTCCGTGATGGGCAGATTGTGGCAAAGTTTGTCACCTGCCCTTGCGGCCGCGGCTGCGGCAACAAAGACGTCGTGTTGTGCGACGCTTTGGGCAGCCATGACCTTGAGGAGACGATCGAGGAGGTGCGGGCGGATGCGCTGGGCGTTTCGACTGACTATCTGTGGGGCGACGCGTAACGGCTGACCGTCTATGACTGGACGACCAGATACACAGAAACGCCTCCCGGTGTCCTGTCTAAGCTCTTTTTCCTGCCTTCCTCATTTCTGTTCAAATCTGCGTACTTGTTACAATAAGTTGTCAATCGATATCAAAAATCACGCCTTTATACCTTCTTCACCCCTCTATATTGACACAGATTTATCATAGCTACAGATATGAACCGATTCCGACACTTTTCGCCTTGAAAGTGTGCAAGCCCCACGGGGAAAGTGTACAACTTTTTCCTTATTTCAAGCATAACATGGGGGTATTTTATGATACAAAATTCATCCGAAATCCTGCTTCCGCTGTTCGTCTATCAAAACTGTGGGAGATTTGAACAATCAGATTTGAGCGCCCACGCCATGTACTACATCGTTTCAGCCTATCATGAGGGCACAGGCGACCGCTTCCGCCTGTCCTATCTGGTTTCCCCTCTTTATGACGAGCTGGAGGAAGCCGTTAAAGCCGGGGAGATCACAGACCGAGAAGCGCGTGCTCGTGTGATAGGCTCTATCCGCTGGGATATGCCGTCCAGCGTAGAGACAGACTAACGGCCTTTCCAGCCTGCCTTTTTCCCGCCCTTCAAACCATACCGTCCAGCAGGCAGAAGCGCCCACAGACGGCACAGAACCGCCGTAGAACGATTCCGGTTTCTGCGAGTTACCGCTTGTTTTCTCAAAAATATCAAGAAAAAATCGACCTCAACTTTTTCGGAGGCCGATTTTTTGATTCCTAAAATTTTTCTGAAAATTCTGATTTTGAAAAATGGCTGGATAAGTTTGAAAACTTATCATTCAACATGCACGTCGTCATCGTCTCCGCCAACGCCGAGCTGCTTTATAATCTCCTCGCGGCTCATTGCCGGGTGATCGCTTTCGGTGTTCGTGCCGATGTCAACAGTCTGCTTATTGACCAAGCCATAGTAATTACATCCACGAAAGATATACGGAATGGCCGGAATCTTGCCAGTTGTGACCAAAGTCGCGTCCAAAGTTGCAAGAATCTCTCTAGCCTTTTGGGCGATGTCCTGTGTAGTGAAACCTGATTCCGTGTCCTGGAATCCCTTCACCGCCCCCGTAGACCACTGGTGCAGCGTTTTCCGCGAATATCCGCAGTATAGTCCAAGTCCTTCCCACGTCGGCGGGACTTCTTCGTCAATACAGTACCGAAAATAGTCGTCAATTCTTTCCATCAGTTCTTTATTGGAGTTCACTTTTTTCATTCTCATGAACCCTGAAACCCTTTGAAGCACACCTGCCATGTAATGTCTATTCTCATCACTGCTCATGATGATTTTTTCTGCTTGACATTGAGGCGGAACATTTTTCATGCTTGTGAAAGGTTTTGTTTCTTTGTTTGGTTCCTTGAACCAAACCTCTCTTTCTGCATCCTTCTTTGTTCTTGCCATTATTGCTCTCCTTTGCGTCTATTTTCCCTTCTGACGGGTCTTGTTCCAGCGGATGATATTTTTACCGCGTTTTATGTTTATTCGCATCCTACGGCCATTTACGCGCTAGTTCTCTCACTTCTTCCATGGCGTTCCGCTTCTTTCTTCCTCTGTCGGCTTATACTTCCAGCAGCGCCAGTCCGTTCCGTATGTTTGCTCTGGTAGACTGCGATCTCCTTCTTCCCCCGGAGCATAAAACTGAATGTATGAATAGTTGATTCCTTCATGTGTCTTCGGCTCGTACCACCCGTCATACATATCATTTTCAATATATACGATTTCGTCACAGCTTTTTCCAAGCTCTTTCACTTCATCCAACGCCAGAACCCGATTCACGCATTTTTCACGATGTAGTGCCCTATCGAGCAAATCCGCCAGTTCAATCATTTCAGCCCTTCGTGCTTTTCCTTTCTTTTCGATTTCGGCCTTGAACCAATCTGGCATTTCCGTCATGCCATAATTGCAAATATCGTCTTTCATAATCTTTCTCCTCCTTCTTTCATCATGTCTTCAATTCTGCATCCCAGCCGTTCACAGATTCTCACCCACATCTGCACCTTTCCCGTTGAACCTTTCCCATTTTCCAGCTTCCACAGCGTATTTTTATGTACGCCGCATACAATCGCCATCTGTTCCAGCGAATACCCGCTTTCTTTACGCAATCGGTGGAGGTTTTTTCCCATGATCTCCGCAATGTCACTCATAGGCATTCTCCTTCTGGCAATTCTGGTGCGGGAAACCAGAACGGATAATCTTTGGCGGCTTTATGTGAATAGGATTCATAGGCTCTCAGGATTCTCCCCGAAGATTTTAAAATCGTTCCATCTCGATACCTTACAAGAATCTTCCCTTCATCCTCCGACGGCATCTGTTCGCTTGTTTTTCTCCATTTCCTATGTTTTTTTTCCAAAAGTGAAACCATCATATCAGTCATAAAAGCACATGTTGTAAGTAACTCTTCAAGGTTGCATATTACTTTTGCGGCATCTTCTTTGATAGTCTCACATTCCCCATGCCACGGACACCTCTCGTTGCATAGCTCTTTATTTTTACCGCACGCTTTGAGGTATTTTTCTATGATTTTCGGTGCTCTAGGACGTGCCTTTTCTTCATAGTCCTTGCACATGTCTTGGCACAAATCAAATGGGCATTCCATCTGACCATATGCCGCAAGCATATTATCGCACACATGTCCGACGCGGTGTTTGCACTTCATGATTTTCATCTCCTTAAAAGAATGTTTCCTGACTTATATTCACAGTTTCTTGCGTAAAAATGCTTATCTGTGCTCTTTCACGTTCCAGCCTTTCAGACGCTTGTCTATAATAATCCGCATCAAGCTCAAACCCAACATATCGGAATCCCATTCTGTGACATGCAATAAGGCTTGATGCACTGCCGACGTGCGTATCAAGAATTCTGTCCCCTCGATTTGCATAATTTTGCAAAATCCATGTATATAGGGCTATTGGTTTTTGTGTAGGGTGAATCCTGCTTTTATCCAAAGGCGAACACTTAAATATTCTTGTCGTTGCGTTCAGGTTTGTCCATGCCATTTCACATTCCGAAAAGCTCCTGCCATACATACTTTCCGCTTTGTCCCACACAATGAAACACTTGCAAGGCGGAAGATTAAAGTAATTACCCCCCCCAGATGATCTGATGCTTTGAGACTCTGAATAGCTCTTGAAAATAAGCATCATCTGGCATTCCGATATCCCAGTCCTTGTTTGTCCAACCCCTATATGCAATGTTAGAGCATCGTTTTCCTTTCCCTGCTCCCATATTCATGTTAGCAACATTGATTCCATATGGAGGGTCTACAATAGCAAGCTCAAAATACTTATCCGGAAAGTGCTTCATCCCGTCCATGCAGTCCATCTTATAAAAACCAAAATCAAGAATATAATCACCTCCTCGCCTTTTTCTGAAACTTTTCCCAGCGCTCATGACTGCGCTTTCTGCCCGTGCCTTCTATACAAGCTGTGTAGCGGTTTTCCAGCGCTTGCTTCCGTCCGTCGGCATACGTCTTGTATCTCTCGCATCCCGCGTGACAGCCGACCTCGCGGCTCGTAGAGTCGCGGCATGGCGCGTCATTCATGGCTTTTTCGCCTCCATGTACTCCGGCAATACCTGCCGCCAGTCTTCAACCCGCATCATCAGCGATGTGCAGCGCATTGAATCAGTAGAAATCTGCTGGATGACGCGCAGAAATGCGCTCATCCTCTCGTGATCGTCCACCAGCACGCGCACCTCTTCAAATAGCCTCGGCAAATCGTTCCAGACGGACGTGATGTTGTCTATCGCCTGCTCGTGCGTAATTCCCTTGTCAGTGTGCAGCAACGTATTACCGTTCTCAGTTGCAATCCGCAGATTGCCGACGTTTCGCCAGTCTTTGGCCATCTCGTCCAGTTCTTTATAAGTCATTGTGTGTTCGCCTCCATCTCTTCTTCCACCGTCTGCCTCGTCATAACGTCGCCGACCTCATACTTGCCATACTCATCCGCCGATGCCTCGAACCAAAAGTTTACAATTTCCCCATTTTTATAGCCCTCGATGCAGAGGGTATATCTTTCATCCTGATAACCATATTTTGTAACACGCCCAGGTGTGTAATACTTGTCGATGACACGCCCACTTTGTATCTCATTTTTATTGTTTTGAATCACAAAGTTAAACGCAAACGCAATAAAGACCAGATATGCGACCAACATTATTGCGCAAATAATACCCAGTATGTAAAGCAAACGATCTCGCATTTTCTCACCCCCACGGCGTTTCCCGCCTTTCCTCTTCCGTCGGCTTGCGCAGCCAGCAGCGCCAGAAATCGTTATAAGACGCATTCTTCCGATAAAATTCATCTCCGCAACGATCTACTAGCTTTGTGAAATCGGGCTCACATCGTCCCCATCCCAGAATAACTACTTGTGCTCTCGTCCTTAGGCGGTCGTCGTACCACATGACCTCGCTTTTTGCAACCTCTTCCAGCGTCAGCACGCGGTTCTTCGGCTCGACGCGGCGCGACGACACAGCTTGCAGCCGTTCTTCAATTTTGGTCTGCGACGTGTTTCCGATAAACTCAATGCGTGGCGATGTGCTTTCGCACGTCACACATTGATACCATGCCGAGAAGAACTCCTGCTCGGTTGTATGTGGAAGAACGTGGATTTTCATCCTGTCTCCGCAATATGGGCATTTAAGCGTGTTATCCATGAATTGATCTCCTCTTGTTATTTTTCACCATTCAACAATTCAGTCATATTCACAATTGGCGTTGCGCTGCCTCCGCTGATAATCGGCAGCTGACCATTCCACTTTTTAATGTACTCCTTCTGGATCACTTTATCGGTAATGCTCTTTGCTTCCATTTCAAGACGGTAACTTTCGGCATCGGCCTGAATCCTGACGGCTTCCGCGTCCGCTTCCGCAGCGATTTTCTTCATCTCAGCATCAGCCTGAGCCTTGATCTTTTCGCGCTTGGCCTCAGCCTCCGCGATGATCGTCTGCTGTTCCTGCTCGGTTTGTGTTTGCAGCTTCTTCTGAGTGGCCACTTGCTTGGCCTCCACCGCGTCGGTGAAAGCGTCGCTAAAGTCGATATCCGTGATCGCCACGTCTTGGATTTTTACATCGTAGATCTCCATTTTAGAGTAGACCGCTTCGTAGACTTCCGTGGAAATGCCGTCACGTTCGGAAATCAGCTCTTCTGCCGTATATTTTGAGAATACGGCTTTCACCGCATCCAGAATGCACGGCTCCATGATTTTACTGCCGTAATCCTCGCCAACCTGTGAATAGATACGCCTCGCGCCGTCTTCGGACAGCTTGTAATTGCAAGTCATCTTGATATCGACCTGTTGGATATCCTTGCTAAACGCCGAGCAGACGACCTCGTACTTCTGCCAGCGGCAATCCATTTTGACTACCGATTTCCACGGTGGAATGACGTAGAAGCCGGGTGTCAAAACATCAGCTTCAGCCTTACCCCAATTTAAGACAATGCCGACATATCCTTCTTTAATTGTCGTTGCAGACGCGGAATCCGCGCAGGAAAAAGCGATAACAACTGCGACAATCAAAACAGAAATAATAGTGCAAACCTTTTTCATAATTTTCCTCCTGACTTTTACTTTCTATATTATTCCTTATCGGTTTTTACGCGGTTCTCAAGTTGCTCGATGCAAGCGAAAACGTCAAGCATCAGCATTGTTCTACAACTCACGTCCTCGTAATATGGGCAATCCTTGCGGCACTCACTTAAAAGGCACAAACTCACAGCCTCCTTGATCTCGTCAGGCGTTTTCATTGTTCTTCCTCCTTTTCCGCTCCTTCTCGATCTCCGCCAGAAATTCCGCCCACATCGGCGCGTCAATCTCCGCGTCGCCCAGATTGTCAGCCTCGGCGATATCCCGCGCCATCACATACAGCGTATTATCGCTCAGCGCCGGCAAGAACTGCTTGATAAAGCTCATTACACTCCACGGCATGTAGGTGCGCCGCCCCAGACAGTAGCGCACCGCGCAGATGCAGACAAGGCAGAAGTCATCTGTGTTGAAAATATTAATCATGGGTTTCCTCCGCTGCATTTTTGAATCTGGCATAATCCTCAGCCCGTTCTTTGCTCAAAAAGGCTGGTTTCCAAGGATAACTCTTTGAAATCTTTTCATTGTCAAGTTCGTCTCGGAAATCTCCCACAGAGTATCTGACTTCGTCTTCTCCTTGTTGGTAAATATAGATAGGTGATATTCGTTCTTCCCCATAACGACTGCGAGTTTCGATTTGATAAAGCGGAATTTCGCGCAGAAAATAACGTAGTACTTTGCAAGAGCAAGAACAAGGTTCTGTAAGTTCTTTCCCAGACGGTGATTTAAAATGGATTTTCCTCTCGTCGTCGCACTTGTCACATTTAACGTGCGAGTATTCGTATTTGCAATCAACAAGATACGCGCATTTCTGAACATCTTTCAAAAGCTCTTTGAGCCGGGTGTGCCGAATTTCTTTAATCTTTTCGTCCCAATTCTTCTTGATGTGGCTCAATTTCTTGATCTGAGCTTCGAGCCGATTATTTTCATTTTGGAGGTTTTCAACCTGAAATTGCAGTTCTTCAAAAGTGCTGCACCTCCATTTTTCGGCAAACTGTCGGAATGCTTCATGCGTCTCAGGATCGCAGAACGTCGGGAACTCTTCATCCGGATAATATTTGCTCATTGCTTTTCCTCCTTCGGCAGCTCTGGCAGCGGCAGCACCCTGTTCGTTATTGCGTCCTCGTGCTTCCGTAGCCTGTCACGCAGATGCCCATATCCGCTGAGCGCCGCGTATACCGTTGCAACAGGGCAGTTATCAAAGACACAATTAAAGAGAAGCTCGTCCTTTTCCTCGTCGGTCATGGTCTGGTCTGCAAATGCCGAACATCCAAACTCCGGACAAAGCTTTTTGAAGCAGAAATCCGTAATAGGCATACCATCCGCGCCATCATCACTGTAACGGATGTAGCTCCACCCATCTTTTTCGTAGACCAAATTGAGCATCACCTCGAAATTGCCTTTCGGGTCATCTGTTACCATTTTCGGCAAACTGAAAACGGATTTCTTTTGATTCTCATTCATGGCTTTCTTCCTCCTTCGGCAGCTCGGACAGTGGCATCCAGTGAGTGACCGGGTCGTTCCTCCCATTTCCCGTCGCCATAAAATACGCGTATGTCGTCAATATACTGGCCGCCCGAAAGCAAGCAGCTATCAAGACCACAAAGGTATGCTTCATGTTTTTTCTCCGGCGGCCTGTCCTTGACGCTGATCCACTCCAGCTTCTTTGCGTCCTTCTCCGCCGCCAGCTTTTCCAGCATGTCGGCGGCTTGCAACTTTGCAAGTCTACCGTCGCAATCTTCTCCGTCCAGATTTGCGGGACATTCTTCGCAAACATAACTGATATTTGAACAGCATCGCAGGATTTTCACCAGCTCAGATACTTCGTATTTGTTCTCGGAGTACTTGCACACCTCCGGGTGTTCGCTCGTCGGGCATGCATCGCCGCGATACGGACACTCGCCATTGGTGCAGACACCTTCAAACGCAGCGTACCATCTACATTTCATCGGTCATTTCCTCCCTCCGCGTCCAAATCATCCACCAACGCCAGAAGATGCGCTCTAACCTGTTTCACACTGCGCTTGATACCTTCCTTCGCACAGGCTTTGCGGACATAAAATGGTTTATAGTGTTCGATTGTCTCCTCAAGTGCCTGCACTTCCAGCGCAATCATGCGTATTCTCTCTTCTGCTGTCATTTCCCGTGCCTCCACTCTCTCCCTCGGTTAATCTCCATCTTCTCCCGCACCGCCTTGTCTATAAGCGCCTCCCGGCTGATGTAATCACTCATTTCAATTCCTCCACATAGCACCAACTCTGGGGCGGGCGTTTGATTTCAACAGGCGCATATCCAAATTTCGTTTTCCGCAGCCCCTTGAATGCGCTCAGCGGTTTCGGCGTATCGTAGATTTTCATTTTTGAAATGTGCCACTTGTACAAATCATTGCAATTCCACCATTTTTTGCCTTTCCATCCTGCATAATCTTTAATCTGCTCTGATGTTAGGCTGGTCCCCAGCAAGGCTTTTTCTGCATCTTCCTTTACGATAAAACTTTCTGCCATAAGTGGGCGGATATTGTCACACACAAACTCCCCGGCGACATGCCCGTTGAAAACGTCCCAGGTTCTATCTGCTTCTGCTCTGCCATACCCCGAAAGGCGGGTAAACTCCGTAAACCAATCGCCCCGGAAAACATCACCCCACACAAGGAACGGCCTTGTGTTTGTGCAGTATATATAGCACTTGAAAGGCGTTTTCAAATATGGCTTTGTCTTGCGAACCTCGATTGTCTTCCACTCGTTAGCAATCTTCTCCACCCACTTCGGCCGGATGCTGATAAGTACCGCTTTAGCCATGTTCTTTCCCTCCATCAAAACGGCAATTCTTCGTCGTCCACCTGCGTGAACCCGCCAAAATCGTTGTGTGGTTGCGGCGCATAGGCCGTCCCGCTGTCTTTGCTCGCCGCCGTCGTGTATGCCCCCGGCGCGCTCTGTGTGCTGCCCTGCTGGTTCTGCGACAGGAATTCCACCTCGTCGGCGACGATATCCCATGCCGTCCGCTTGCTTCCGTCCTTCGCCTCGTAGGTTCGGGTCTGGATGCTTCCTGTCACGGCCACTTTGCGCCCTTTGACAAGATACTTGCCGCACAGCTCGGCCAACTGCCGCCACGCGATGACGTTCAAAAAATCCGTTTCCTGCTCGCCGTTCGCGTTTTTAAACCGCCGATTGACCGCAATCGCGAAGTTACAGACCGCAACGCCGCTCTGCGTGGATCGCATTTCCGGGTCTTTCGTCAAATTTCCGATTAGAAAAACCTTATTCACGCTTTTCCCTCCAAGTATTTTTTTATACATTCCGCAGCTTCGTACCATCCCCGGCACACCGCCGCGCAATAGCCTTGTTTTTGCAGATCATGCAGCCATAGCTTTTGACAATCGCTGACCGTTCCGCCCTTCGTCCTCTTCATTTCGACAAAAAGCCCGTGAAACTCTCCGCGCGGGACAGGCAGGAAGATGTCAGGCACTCCGCTTTTTAGCCCCTCAGCTTTCATTCTGCCGCCCGTCATCCAGCTTCGTTTCCCCTCGTTTGGGATGTGGAACATCAGCGCAAGCTCTGGGTATTTTCCGCTCTGCATCGCCGCCCAGCGAAAAAGGGTCTGCTGCTCTTCGGATTCAGTCGGCACTTGCTTTTTCATGCTTTTCCTCCGTCAGCATAGCGTCATCGCCTCCTGAACAGGCGGCCGCTTTTTCTCCGGCTTTTCGGGCGCATATTTATTCAAAAAGTAAATCTGTCCCTTCGGCGTGATGACGGTCGTCGAGCTGATAAACGTCTTTTCTGCGCTGCTGACCGTCCGCTCGATGCTCCGCATCAGCCCCATGTCCACGCTTCTCTGTGTCGGTGCGTTCTGGTCTTTGGCGTTGGCCTTAATCACAAAGCCGTCGCGCCGCAGCAGATCGTACAGCCTCTTTTCCCCGGTTTCGTATCCCCTCTGCACCATCAGCTTCGCGAGCTGCCGGACGAGAATATCCCCTTCCGCCTTCTCCACCGTCTCGGCGAACAGCACCTTCGGAGCGTCGGCCTGAATCTTCGCGTTCGCCGCTTCAAGCTGTTTGTTCCGCTCGGCAATCTTGCGCTGTGCAACCATCAGAGCGTTGGCTAAGAGCTGGTCGTCGTCCATCATCTCCTGACCGGCAATGTAGCCACCGGTCTTGCGGATGCTCGGGATGACCTCGTCAAACACCCAGCTCTCAAATTTCTCCGCTTCCGGGAGCTTGCTGTGGGTGATAAGGCGATAAACGTCGCCCTCTGGGATGAAATTGATTTCCTGCATCTTGCCGCTGATAGGGGTACTGTGTTTCACCGTAGCCCTGCAATGCGCGGCAATCGCATCATTAGGCCGTGCATATCCCAGCGCCTTGGCCACATCCGAGCCGCAAAATAGCGTCCTTCCGTCCTCCTCCAGCACTCGCACCGTGCCGAACTCATCCTTGCGGAAAATCGTCACATCGTTCATGGTCTGTTCCTCCGTCATTGCATTTCTGAAAATCTCATGGTCGCGCCGTCAAAATACAGCGTAATCCTTCCGCATCGACCACCCCGATTTTTGTCCAGAAACAGCTTCCTTTCCGGGTCGTCCTTGTCGTTCGGCGCATGCAGCAGAAGTACCGCGTCTGCGTCCTGCTCGATGCTGCCGGATTCGCGGAGGTCTGACAGTTTCGGCTCGTCGTTCCGCTCGCTCGCGCGGTTGAGCTGTGAAGCGGTCAAAACCGGGATTTTTAGCTCCATCGCAAGCGCCTTTAGCCCTCTCGTGACAACTCCGACTGCTTCCGCACGGTTGTTTGTCTTCTGTCCTGCATCAAGCAGCTGCAAGTAATCAGCCACGATCAAATCAAGCCCGCCATGTGCTCGCGTCCTCAGCGCCATTCGGCGAATATCCTGCACGGTTCGCGCCCGTTCGCTGATGCAGAACCTCTCTGACGGGATTTCTGCAAAGCTGTCAGCGACTTTGATGATCTCGTCTTCCGTCAGGCTGTGGCGTTCGATTTTGTCCACCGAGACGCCGCTTTTCTGCGCCACAACACGCCCGACGACCTCGTCCGCGCCCATCTCGCAAGATACCAACAGGATTCTTCTGCCTGCGTCCAGCGCTCGAACGGCCATATGCAGCAGGAGCGCAGACTTGCCGACGGAAGGCCGTGCGCCGACAACAATCAGCTTCCCTCCCGCAATCAGCAAGGATTGATCGAGCTTCGGAAACCCTGTCTTTGCGATGGGTTCAACCGCTCCGCTCGTGAGTCGTGTATAAAAGCCGCAAAGCGCGTCTGTGCCGCTGATAATGTCTCCGTCGTCTGTTTGTCCGCCCAACTCGTTTAGACGCACCACCGCGCCGTTGAGCAGCTCCGACGTGGATATCTCGCCATCGTTCGCGCTCTTGACTGTATCCAGACACGTCTTGATAAGCGCTTTCCGCATTGCCGCTTCCCGGATATTCCGTGCCTGCTGTTCGGCAAGCGCCGTTGTGACGGTTTCCGTGGCGACAACGATAGCCTGTTCAAGGTCGTCGTCAGAAATCACGCCTTCAAGCGTCGGGATATCGCATGGACGGCCTTGCCTCTCAAGCGCAAGCGCGGCCTCAAAAATTCGGCGGCAGAACGGGATTGTGAACCATTCGGCTTTAAGCCCGGAATCGCTTGCCTTTGTGTCGCCCTTGATGATTGCGCCGCAAAATTCGCGCTCAGAGATCTCTTTGGTGAGACTTTGGTACGGATCGTCCATAGCTCATCCCTCCCACGCTGTCAGGCGGTTTGTCCGCCCATGTGTATCCTCGCTCTTTCTCCTTGCGAAGAATGCCCTCGACATACCGCCAACATCGGCTTTTTTCCGTCGCCCCTTGGGTTCTGCTTATGGCTTTCAGCAGATTTTCAGCTCCGTATTCAGCCCTGAGTCTGTCCATCGCGTCAAAGTCGCCCGAAGCACTGGCGGGTAAACCCATGCGCTTTGCAACAGCCTCCACGTCTGCCTGTTCTTCCCGCATTCGCCGCGGTTCGTCGTCCGTCACGTCGTCGTAGGGGTTTGGGGTTACGTAACCACCACCAATATTCTTTTCTTGTTCTTTTACTTGTTCTTGTATATATGCGTTTTGCTTGACGTTGCTTTCGTCTGCTTCCGGTTGCTTGGCTTTGCTTGGCTTTGTTTGGCTTTGTTTCAATGTGCTTGCGTTTGCTTCCGTCTGCTTGACGTTGCTTTCGTCTGCTTCCGGTTGCTTGGCGCTTCCACCTTTCTTCCCGCTTGCTTTCTTTGCTTCCAAGGATTCAGCGCACTGGTCGATCTTAAATTGAAGCGTGTCCCAGACATACCATTCCGGCGCGTTCTCGCCAAACGTCGGCAACTCGCCACGGTAGGCATAGGCCATCATAGCCATAAAAAGCCGTCCGCGCTGTGCGTCATCATATCGCTTGAGAAGAACTTCGATGTCCGGGAAAACCTTCAGATAATCCAGCATTCTTTTTCCCCTTTCTACTTAAAGTAAATGGCGGCAAGCCCCGGAATCGAACCGGGCGGCGCGGGCAAGGTGCTTCGCGTCAATCTGTTTGAGGAGGGAAGAACAAGAAGAAACCTTGACGAATAGGGAGGGTGTTGCACCCGCGCGATGCCTTCCATGCTTGCCATAAGTGCCGCCGTTTTGCCCCGGCGGCTAGGCTGTCTGTGAAACGTCTTTTATTTGCCGTCTTTCCGGCTGCCAGAAAAAATGGTGTGCGGTCTTTCCCGCCGTCAGATGTGAAAAACAGTTTTGTCTTTCTGCCGTCTCTCCGGCTGTCAATTTTGTTGATCGTCTTTCCGATCTGCCGATGCTAAAGGACACGTTCCTCGTCTTTCCGAAGCGCCAGAAATGAAATGTACGGTGCCCGTCTTTCCGAGCAGCCAGTATGATCATAATTTGCCCTTGCTCCGCTATCCTCCCTTCTGGAGCTTTCACCGTTTCAAGCAGTTCCTTTGTGCTTGACTTTCCCAAACTTCTTCTGCTTGGCGCGCGGCGGTATCGACCCGCCCCTTCTTCTCGGCGCTGCTTGCCGCCTTGAAGCTGCTCTCCTGAGCTGCGCACCATGCGCAAGGGTTTAGCCCTTGCGGTTTTTTTATTGTTCCTTGTCTTCGGGCACGTTCTCCGGCGCGTCATGCGCCGCTCCCGTGTCCGTTACGTCTACGATGCCATCAGGCAGCGGGGATTCATCATCGACCAGCCCTGCGCTTATATCATGCGCCGCTTTCAGTGCGGCGGGGGATGCGCTCTTGTAGTCGATGGACATAACGCCCCAGCGTCCGAGCAAGCGGCGCATGACGGTTTTTCGCGCCATAGCGTCCCAGTCGTCGCGCCAGCCTTTGCCCTGAGTCTTTCCCTTGCGGTTTTTTGCCTCGTGGGCTTCAATCTGCTGAACGCTCATGTATACCGTCTTCTCCGTGCCGTTCACAAGGCGGTAGTAGCCGACATAGCCGATGATCGGCAGTTTCTCACGCTCCGCCTCGTCCTGTTCCCAGCGAAACTCAAAGTCTTCGGTCAATCTGTCGCATGAGATCAGCTCTCCTTCGCGCACATCCATGACGTTCAGCCGCTTGTATGCTCCGGTTCTAAGCGCGAGCTGAATCATGCCCTTGTAGCCGAGGATGAACTGCGCTTCCGGAATCTTGATCCAGTTTCCGTCATCCGTTTTTTTGCTGTTGTTGAACGGCACAATGTAGGCGAAACCGAGTGCGTTATCAACCGGAAGGTCATAACTTGCGGCTTTGAGTGCCGCCTGAATGACCGTCTGCGGGGCTTGGCGAACCGCCGCCGTCAGATTTGCATCCGCATTGCAAAGCGTGATGACCGCCGAGATAAATTGCGGCGCCCGATCACCCAACAGATCGTTCAGGCGTTTTTTGTAGCCCTCGGAGTCGAACATGCCATTCAGAATTTGGTTGACGGTTCGCGCTGCAACGGGTGCGGTCGTAGTCGCCGCGACGGGTGCGCGGCTGGCGGTTGCGTTTGTGATAATTCCCGCCGTGTTTCTCGCTTGTCTTTCCATCTTTTATGCCTCCTTGACCATGAATCGGCGCGTAGGTGCGCCAATCTTGATGTATCTGTCAACAATTTCGGGGTGTTCCTCTGTGAGCCGCTTGGTGTCGATGGTCTTTCGCGGGCTGCTGTTTTTCCAGCTCACAACATAGTTCGCGCTTTCTCCGCGCTCAGATTCGCCCATACACTCCTTGATGCGCTGCTCATACAGGGCTTTATCTCCCTCAAGCTCTTTGATTTTGCTCGTCAGCGTCATGTATTGGCTGATTGCGTCGTCGCAGTCAAGCGTGATGGTCGAGCCGTCAGATACGGGATAACGCTTGGCTAGGATTTCATCCGCCGCCTTGCTTCCGTCAACGGTTGGGCATTTTCCTTGCAAAACATACTCGCGCCAAAAGTAGTCCTCGGCGGAGATGAGTGCCTTGATCTGGTCTTCGTTCTCTTTGCGCTTGAAGCTGTATGTGTACAGCCCCCGACCGATGACCAGTACCACGAGCTTCCACTCATCCCAGCCCGTGACCGCGAGGTAGTGCATGCACTGCGCGTAGTACCAGGGATTGACGTCTCCACCTGCGAAGTCGGTCTTTGTGAAAGAGGATGTCGTCTTGATCTCAACGCCGATCCGCTTACCCTTGACGCGACGGTCGATGTTCGCCAGCATAAACGGGTGTTCGATGTTCTGCATCATCTGATTGCACCGAACGATGTTCAGACCGCTCTCTTCGGCGTATCGTCTCGCGACGTGGTCTTCCAGCACGTTTCCGAGCCAGATCGCCTCGCTCTCGCTCTCTTCCTGCGGCTCGTCCGTGCTGGTCTTATCCGCCCAGACCGTGAGCGGCGACGAGAACGGGTTCAAGCCGATGATCGCGGCTGCATCGCTGCCGCCGATTCCGGCTTTTCGAGCCGCGAGCCATTCTGCGCGGCTCATGTTGCGTGTGTCCTTGTACACGGTGTAGATTTCTTTCATTCTCAAATCGCCTCCGCAAACGTCCATTCGGTGCCGAGCAGCTCAAGCCACTCTGTCGTACTGATGCTGTCGGCGCAATCCTCACACAAAATCTTGCTGCCGATCTCCGCGATTTTGTCGCCCTCATAGATCGCCGTCTTGCATCTGCTGCACTGACATACAGGGACATCAGGTTCGGCGTTCGGGCAACCGCTCAGGCACGGGAAGCTGCGGCAGATATCACACATTCTTCTTTCCCTCCTTGTCCATTTCCGCGAGGATGCAGCACACCAGCAGCAGCGCCGCACCGACCACGCCAACCGCCAGCGCATACGCAAGCACCATGCCCAGCCCTTCGAGCAGCCGGGCGAAGAACCCTATAAACTGCGCTTTAAGCATTGATATTTCATCCTTTCTATGCTATAATATCCATGGTTTAAATTTTCCATTGGCTTCCGCTCGTGTTGCTGCACGGGCGGCTCTTTTTTATTCCACGGTTTCCCACGTGAACCGCCCGTTCTGTCCGTTCCGCCACTGTCCCAAGCCCTTAATCGCGCCATAGTTCAACGCTTCTTCAATGACGTTCCACGTCAGGGCAACGCTCTTTGCGGTCATCTCGTTGTCAACCAGCGTCAGCGTGAACTCCAGCTCCCAATCCGGACGGATGATCTCGCTTGCGCTGACTGATACGCGCGGACCTTGCATCGTCATTGCCCGCAGCGGCCTTTCAAAGATTTCGTCTGCCTCTGTTACCGAATCGCCGCCCCGCGTGAAGTGGATGTAGTCCGGCTCAACCAGAATCAGGTTGTCTACCTTCGTCGCGGGGCTGCCGATTTTGACCTGACTCTTGATGACGCCCAGCGCCTCCTTGAGAAATCCCTTGATGACGTAATCCGCCAGACACAGCACGCCGTCGTCCCGCAGGAAAACCGTCAAGCCCTTGGTTTCAAGGTTTTCCTCTGGTAGCATAGCCGTCTGTTTTTCACCCTTTTCCTGCTTTGCCGCTTTCGCGGCGATGAACTCGCTGTGTACCTTCGGGTTCGCCGCTTGTGCGCCGAGAATGCGCGTCATGCCGTGCAGACGATACGTCCGTCTATCGAGTTGAATCATTTGATACTCTCCTTTTCATTTTTTCTATTCAGTTTTCGATTGCTTTGCCCGCGCGGGGCGTAACGAAACATTGCTACACCGTTGCATTGGACTGCCATGCTACGCCATAGCTTAACTGAGCATTGGAGCGCATTGCCGCAGCCAAACACTACCCAGCCCTGCCATGCTTCACCTTTGCTACGCTCCTCAACGCACTGCTCCGCCGTCGCGAGGAATAGCATGACCATGCCTGCGCTTACCTTGCGATTCTCAAGCGCGGCAGTGCCACGCCATCAAACCCCGCTTGATACTCAAGCCCTTCGGCTTGCATCAGCTCGTAGAGCCTGCGCTCTTCCAGCTTGGTCAGCGTTTCCGGGTGGTTGATCCGGTTGTAGAGCGTCTTTGTCGAGATGCCGAGGTTCAGCGCCAGCTCGGCCTTGCTCATGCCGGACACGCCGCAGAGCTGACCAACCTGCCGCCGGAAGAGATCGTCTTCCGCGCTCCAATTCCGCTGGCGCTTTTTCATGGTCAAACCTCCTTACTTGTCGGGATACAACTGCTTCCAATCAAACCCCAACCGCTTTCCTATGACTTTTGCGTGCTTGATGCGCAATTCAATCTCGCCGCTGATGATTCGGCTAACAGCGGATTCAGTTAAACCCAGCATTTGCGCCAAATCTTTTTGCGACAGTCCATATTTTTCAAGCACTTGCTTTAATCTCAAGCTGTAACCTCCTTTTTCTTTAACTTTACTCAAGTATACATCATCCTTGAGTAATAGTCAAGCGTTTTTAGTAATTTTCTTGAGTTTTTTTCAAGCCTATTTACTTGAGGAAAAATCAAGTTTATAATAATAAAAAAAGGAGATTTCAGCATATGACTAATAATATTCGTGCATTGCGCAAGGCTGCTGGAATGACCATGAAGCAGCTCGGAAACCTGATGGGCGTTTCTGAATCGACGATAAGCCTGTATGAGAATGGCAAAGCTGAACCGGATATTGCAATGCTGCGAAAAATCGCAGATTGTTTCGGCGTTACCATCGATTATCTTTTGACCGATAACCCAAAAGACACAAAAAAGCCCACATGTCATACATGCGAGCTTTCGGATGAAGAATACCGACACTTAATGAATTTTAGGGCTTCATCAGATGAAGGTCGTCGGCTTTCGGATGAACTTTTGATATACGGCTTTCCAAAGTCAGAAAACACTTTTGCTGGCCAGGGGTCAGCGTCCTAAAAAGCAACAACGAACGATATTCCCGATCATTCAAAATCATTTTTACCTTTTTTGCCTCAGCTTTTGTTGTTTGCATAGTAATCACCTCGTCTAATAGTCACGCGCAAACGTGCTGACGCAAACGGTTCAATTTGGTTTGCTGCTTACCCTCTCCGGCGGCGGCATGACGAAAATTTGTTTTGTCGGCTTCGGATAGATGATGATAACAATAATCATGACGCACCTCCACAGTCGTTATGATTGATTTTATGCACAAATGCACAAAAAAAGAATAAAGGAAGAGTTAAAACAATGAGAAGGTCAAAAACTGAGTTCCTTTGCGCCGCGCTTGGAACGCTGTACTCGATTTATCTGTTGGCGTATTTTGCAGATACTGCGGCTGGTTCGATTGGCGGCTCTATCGCCACAATGATGGTAACTCCCCACATGCTGATGTGCGTGCTGGGTTCAATTTTTGCATGGATTGCCTTCTTTAATAATAAGCGCGGAATGGCGCTAACTGCCGCAATCATGTTTTGCGTCGCCGCCGTGATGTTTACCATGTACGCGGAACTTTGCATCCCGGAAATCATTTTGGGCTTTATCGGTTACGTTAGAATCGGAAAGATTCTGAATAAAGAAAATGGAGGGATTCAGTCGTGAAAAAGAAACTTGCTATCGTATTGGCGGGCATGATGTTATCTGCCGGAGTTGCAATGGCCGAAGTTGATCTGAAGAGTATGTCCTTTGATGAGCTTGTAGATTTACAAAGCCAAATCCTTGAAGAAGTTGTAAGCCGTGAAGAATTTAAGTGCGTATCCGTCCCCGCTGGTGAATACACCGTTGGCGTTGATATCCCGGCAGGAGACTATACTATTGCGAGCAACACAAAAAGTTCCATGGTAACGCTTTACGTGAACGGCTTTGAATCCGCATATTATCTGACAAGCAAAGACCCGGTCGTTGGCAAGCTGACTCTTAAAGACGGGGATATCGTCTCAACGTCCGGCACGTTGGATTTCTCCACCTATAAGGGGCTTGGTTTCTAATCGCTTGAAATGAAAACAAGCGATGTTTTGCCGATGCCGACAAAACATAAGGTCGCGCTGAGCGACAAAAAAGGCGCGTCCTGATGGGCGCGTCTTTTGGTTTAAGCTCGACAGCAACAAATTCCATAATCAGCGGAAGTCAACAGCTTGAAGCAGTTTTCGATGCGGAACAGATCAACTGCCCGTTCAAAAGCGATTTTCTTCTGCTCCTGCGTCAAGTCTTCGGGAAGACCTTTCAGACAATCGCGCAAATTTTCGACAATCGCAAGTACAATCGTGTTTTCCTCTACTTCATTTTCCAGCCGGTCGAGCTTTGTTTCTGTCCTGCATACAAATAGCTTGGATGTGTCGCTCATCCTATCACCGCCTTTCTGCTTTTTAGTATATTCAGTCATCCGCAGAATATACTATCAAATAATTATCAAAAGGGGGATTTTTTATGGCAAAGGCAAAGAAACTTCCGTCCGGGAACTGGCGAACACAGGTTTATCTCGGCAAGGATGCCGCCGGAAAGCCAATCGTCGAATCCTTTACCGCATCGACCGCCCGCGAATCTGAACGTCTCGCCGCCATCGCCGCCGCCGATCGCAAGCGGAAGAAGAAGCAAACGCTGACGCTCGGTCAGGCAATGGACGAGTTTATAGACACGTGCAGGGTACAGGGCTATTCGCCGTCTACGATTCCGGCGTATGTCTCGATACGGGAAAACAGCTTCCCAGCGCTTGTCTCTTTACGCCTAGATCAAATCACAGAGCGGGATATCCAAAAAGCGATTGACGCAAGGGCTAAAGATCATGCCGTGAAAACGGTTCGGAATGAGTTTTACTTTCTGCGCTCCGTTTTTGGCAAATATGCGCCCGATTTGAATTTGTCCGGGATTGTCATAGCCAAAAGGAAGAAGCCAAAGAAGCAGCTTTTCTCCGAAGGCTGGGCGCGAGACGTGCTGACCTATGCTAAAGAGCATTGGGAAACGGATTTCTACCTTTATTGTTGCTTCATTGTGAGCGCGGGCTTGCGCCCTTCTGAGGCGTATGCTTTGACGTGGGGGGATATGTCCGCTGAACCTGTTTCTGCAATCAGCAGAGACGGGAAAGCGTACAAGATGGGGCTTTTAAGCATCGACAAGGCCACAGTGCGCGATGAATCCCGCTCATACGTCAGGAAAAACGTCACAAAGACAGATGCGGGAGAGCGCGCGCTTCGTCTCGACTGGTCTTTTTTTCAAAATTTGTACGACTGCAAGCCGCGAGGCGCTGACCATGCCCAAATACTGACGCTAAAGCCGAACCTAGTTGACTACCGTTGGAAAAAATGCAGGGCGGCACTTGGACTTCCCGAAAAGATGCGCTTTTACGATCTTCGTCATTTTTTTGCAACATCCGTCGCCTACTCCGGCGCGTCCGAAGAAGAGCTTGCCCGCGTCATGGGTCATTCTACGTCCGCTTTCTCCCATCAAGTGTATGTCGAGCTTTTCCGCGAGCGTCAGGAATCCGTAAACGCCGAGCTGGCCGCAGGAACGGCGGCGCTCTACGAATCCATCAAAAAGCCCGTGTGAAATTCCGTGTGAAATGATTTTGCAAAAGTTCACACGAGACTTGAACGGAAATGCACGAAACGAGTAATATTTTACACCGAATAAAATAGACGGCAAAAGAAAAAATCCAGAAACCTTTGTGGCCTCTGGATTTCCTGTTTGGTGCGGTAGATGGGACTTGAACCCATTTATTCCTGTTGTATTTACTAGCTTTTCTTTTCTTCGTGTGAAATTTCGTGTGAAATCGTGCCAAAAACAGCTAGTTTCGAGATGCTTTCAGCTTCCGGATTGCCGCCGCGTATGCCTTCGGCGCGACGATCTGCAAGCCCTGAATCGTGTCTTCCAGCGCATCAATAAGCTCAGCAGATGACAAGCCTGCACAAGCAGTGCGGAACTCGCTTTCCGGCTCTGCCGCCATCGAGTACGCCGAAACGGGCGCTTCCCTTACATCCTGCACAGATTCGCTTGCCATGTGCGCCCGGAGGCCGTACAGCACCGCCAGACGTTCAGCGTCTTTCACGCTCGTCCCTTCACGCTTGATCTTGGTGATGGTTTCGTCGATCTCTTTCAGGTCGATCAATGCCGTTCACCGCCCGTCAGGCGTTGCGCAGCTCGTCCATTGCGCGGCGGATGATTTCGCGCTGTTCTCCGGTCGCGTCGCGCATGATCTCTTCCATCTTGCGCATCATGCTTTCGCGCCCGTCGTCGCGGCTGTAATGTCCGCGCACGTAATGCTCGCCGCGTCGGTCGTTGCGCCCATAGCTTCCACGCACGTCAGCGCGCCACTCCGCACTGTTGCTGTACCCTTCGTCCTCAAGAATTTCGATCTTATCAATATTTTTGATGGTATCGGTCAGCTTGTGAACGGTTTCGAGGTCGCCGGGGTTCATGTCACGCTTGGCGGCGATTTTGTCCAGCTCATCGCAAAGCATATCGCGCAAGTCGCGCATCGCTTTCATGCTCATATTTTTCTCCTTTCTCACGCCTGCCGCGTGACGATCAGGTTTGCGTTGGCAACGTCAATCGCTTGCGCACTGGTGTTTTTCAGCGCGACGGTTACGCAGCATCCGCGCGGCACATCGACAAACGCAGAGACGGAAACGTTGAAATAGTTCTCGACCGCCGCAGGGGTGACGATAGCGACGGCGCTATTCAGCGGCTCGCCGTTTATCGTCAGCGCAACGGAGATCGCTCCAACCGTTCCTCCGGTCGGAATGGCAATGTTCCCGGTGAAGTCCACAAAGTACCGTGCTCGGCACTGGTTTGTCATGCCGCGAAGGGTTACGATTCCCGCGCCCTCTCGATGGACGATGCACGGAGAGCCGCAAATCGGCGTTTCGGTCAGCGGTAAATTCTGGCCAGCCGCGACAAGCGCCGTGCTGGCGTTGGTATACTCAGCCATAAATTTCTCCTTTCATAAGAAACGGCGGGACACATTCGCCCCGCCGTCGTTGCAGAATCAGCTCAGGGCTGAACAGCTCGGTCACGCCGAGCAGTTGCATCTCTTATGCGATTTTAGCAGCCACAACCGGCGTTAGCAGCGCAGCCGTAACCGTAACCGCCCGTGTAGGGGTTCGGCACCTGATACGCAGGGACGGCGACGGGCTGACGCAGCGCGTTAATGATCTGCGCCGTCTGCGCTCCCATCTCCGTGGTGAGCAGCGCCGACTGCCGATCCTGCGACGCGGCGCGGCGAAGGTCGGTGTTTTCCGCCTGCAACGTCGCGATCTTGTCCTGCGTCAGGAAGTCGAGAATCGCGCGGCTGTTGGCGTTCTGGTTGTCGATCACGTCGCGGGTGTTGCTGTTGAGCGTGTTCTGGATAGAGCAGAATCCCTGCTGCATCTGGTTGCGCGTGTCGCAAGCCTGAGTAGCGAGGTTGTAATTCACGCCCTGAATCGCTTCGCGCGTCTCGCAGCAGCAGTTGGCTTGCTGCATCTGCATCGCAAAGAGCTGCTGCATGAGCGCCGCCTGCTGGTTCGCGCGGGAAAGCTCCGCCGCGCTGAAACCGCTATTGACGGCGTTGGTGATGGCGTAGGTGCTGTCACAAAGCCCGTTCTGGATGGCGCGGATGCCGTTGTCAATGCCGTTGATGGCAAAGCCTTCGTTGATGTCCGCGCGGGTCGCGTAGCCCTGGAAGCCCGGCGAATTCGCGCCATTGTTGCCGAAGCCGCCGCCCCAGCCCATGCCGCCCCAACCGCAGAACATGAAGAGGAACAGAACGATGATTAGCCATGCGCCGTTCCCGTCTCCAAACATGCCGCCGTTATTGCGATTTCCGCCCGTTACCGCCGCGATATCGGCAGGGGTCATTTCCGAAGTAGTCAAAGACATTTTCACACGTCCTTTCGTTTTTATCGCTAACCGTGCGCACGGATTTAGCCGTTATAGACCTTCAAAGAGGCTTTGAAACTGGCGAGCGATGCCGTAGAGCTGGTTAAACTGCTGCTGCGTCATCTTGCCGCTGTTGAGTAGGCGCTGAACCTCTTGCTGCGGATCGCCGTTAAATCCGGCCTTGAACCGCTTGAACTCCTGCGCCATGCGCTGAAATTGTCCCATCGGGCCGGGCATATTGGCGTTCATTCCCTGCATCGCGTTAAACAGCGGGTTGCTCATCGGCTGCATCCTCCTTTTTCCTGCTTGGCTTTTTTGCCATCGCATCGACACGCGCCACAAGCGCGTTGAAGTCGTCGCGGGTCACATAATCGGCTGATTGTACGGGAGGCTCGGCCTGTCTCGGCGCTGTCCTCTCGGTATAGTCAAAGATTCGCATCGACGGCATACCGCTTGCGTCCGCAGATTTGAGATAAAACGTCAAGGATTCGCTGTCCATCAGCAGAACGCCGCTTCCGGGGCTGACCGGGTAGCTTTTCGCCGCCGCTTCGCCCTGAACCCAGATAATTCCGCCACTATTTTGAGCTGGCGCTTGCTGCGCTGGCTGCTGCGGCATGTACGGCTGTGATCTGAGCTGCGCAAGTTGATCTTGCATAGGCGGGTAATATCCGCCGTATGGCTGCTGCCAACCTTGAATCGGATAAGCCATAAATCATCCCTCCCAGTAGTAAAGGGGCGTTTCGCCGCCGCTGTCCCATGTGTCGTACCAATCGCCGTTCACAACCGCGAGAACGTGTCCATTTGTCGCTAAAACATAAACGCCGCGCGGAAAGTCTCGGCAGAAGTCCGAAACCGTGTAGCAGTCCGGGCACGTCTCCGGGATGCTGTGACGCTTGAAGCCTTTGCGCCGAAGATACGTGCCCCAGACATGATTTGCGTTCGGCATATCCCCAGTGCAGAAACCGTCAAGGCAAAGCGCGACGAATACGCTTTCCCATGTTTGCCCTGTGGCCTTGCTTACGGCTCTAACCGCACAGTCGCCGACACGAGATCGAAAAGGGTTCGGGTTGAATGGAATGAACACGCTCTCACCTGCTTCTGCCCTCATTTTTACATAAAAAAAGAACGTGCACCTATCAGATGCACGTCAGTTTTATATCGGTTTTTTGTCAGTCCCACATGTGTTCGCTTGTTGCCTCGTGCCACTCGGCCTCCATGTCGCTGACGGCCTTTTCCCAGTCGTCGCCGTCAAGGATGCGCTCGACGGCTTTTCTGCCTGCGCTGGCCTTGTGGTAGTTGGTGGCGCGGGAGTAGCTTTCCGCGCGGAGGATCGCGGCCGCCATCGGGTATCTCGTGCTCAGTTCTGCCGGATCGCTCTTGGGCTTGGCGGGATAGATGCCGTCGCCGCTATCCACAGCCCGCGCGAACGCTTCGCGGTAGGCCGCTTGCTCGGCTTTCGCCACCTCAAGCTCTTTAAGCCCCGGAATCGTAGAACGGAAATTGTGACGGCGCACGGTGGTTTCGCGCTCCTCGGCCTTCTCGGCCAGGAGCGCGGCCTTGATCTCCTGCACCTCGGCGGGATGCGCCTTGACCAGCTTGACGGCCTTGTCGCGCGGCGACACGGCCATCATGTCACCCCTGAGGTCAAAGCTCAGGCCAGAGTGTTCGAGGATTTCGCGCGCGGCGGTGGAAAGCTGCTGTTTGTACTTTTCTTTCATGGTTTCTTCCTCCTGTCAGGTTGTTTTCTTGTTTCCTTATGGCTGTATTATACATTATTTTAATTTACTTGTCAAGCGTTTTATAAATCAATTTTGATTATTTTTTAAAAAAGAAGCCCCCGGCTTTCTGGCCGGGGATATCTTATAGTTTGGTATAGGCTTTCAGGATTTTGTGGCGCTGTACCGCGCCGTCATACCAGATAAGCGCTGGCTCGTCGCCCCAGTTGCCAAGCACCATCCGCAGCGGATAAACAAGTCCGTCACCCAGATTTACAAGCGGATCGCCATCACAATTCTCGCCGTCAACGTTCGGCACCTCCACGATAATCTCATCATAGACATCACTATGAGGGCATGCCCACGAATAAACCGGCTGGTATTCGTGCGCCAGAACACCATAAGATTTGTAAATTGGGATTTTCATGTTTTTCTTCCTTTCTTTTTTTGTCGGTCAATATTTTTTGGATTTAGATGATCTGATCCCGCTTACTGCCAAACTCGCCGCCAACGAGGAGGCGCGGCAACCCCTTATACATGATGACATCTTCTCCGCGGCTGTCAACCCAGCGCGCGCCGCCGATCTCATCAACGGTCATCGGTTGTTCCAACCGCCAGTCCGCGAGGGTAAACTGCATACCCTCAGACTGGATAACAGCAATGATCCCGACATCCGGGTGATCGACGAGATAAAATATCCCATACTCGTCGATCACCGTCTCGGACACGATTGGGAGTGCCTCCGTGCGCCCGGTCTGCCAGTCATAGACGGCCAACCGCTGTGCGTCCCCCCGAAGGTAGGCGGTCGAAACGCCCAGCGCGTCCGCCAGCGCAGGCAGAATCTTGTTGCCGGGGTTACTACTCCCCCCCTCATAGTTGTTGAGCTGCTGGGCGGATATACCCAACATATCCGCCAGCTCTTTCTGTTTCAATCCGCGCAAGACGCGCAGCTGTTTAATGTTCATGTTTTTTGCTCCTTATAACCTTTCGATTGTCTTCACCAAAGCCGCGGAAGGTTTAAATTTCCGCTCTTCGACGGATTTGTAGAGCGCCCTGATCTCATCAGGTTTGCCAACGCTGAATGAGATCGTCCCCCAATTTGTGATTCGCACGAAATGGGACGGAGCTGAAAAACCAAGCTCCTTGCAGATTTCCTCATAAGACATCTGCTTTTTTTCTCCATTTTGGATCACGTTCATTTTTATTCCTCCTTTTTTTTACGCGGCGACGAGCGCGCCGGTCATGTTGTCGATGTAGCCGATCTCAAGATCGCGCTTGCGGTTCCGCGCGTTGGTGTAGATGCGCGCGGCGACATAGGTGCGATTGTGGCTTCCCTTCACCCAGTCGTTGCAAACGACCTTGTAGTTCCAGCCGGATTCCTTGCCCTCTTTCTCGGCGGCGATCAGCGCCTTGGCCAGCGCCCACGCGCCCTTGAGCGCAACGCTCAGGCTCAGACCAAAGGTCTTAACCATGATCCAAGCGCGCTTCATGATGGCCTTCTTGTTGTACATCATTTTGATTTCCTCCTGTCCTGTGTTTTCCTTGCTCCTTATGGCTGTATTATACATCATTTTAATTTACTTGTCAAGTGTTTTACAAATTATTTTTATTTATTTTTGCATTAAAAAAAAGCCCCCGCCATCAGGCAGGGGTGTTATCATCTGTATATATAGATGCAGACATCCGTCTTTTAATCTCGCGAATGCTGCGGCTGACAGTTGCGGGCGACATGCCCAGCGTCATGCTGATCTGCACGATGCTGTAACCGCGCCAGAGCAGGTCAAAGACCTGTCCAAGCCGGACATGCTCGTCAAAGCCGCAGCGGCGGGCGATTTCCTCTTTTGTGCGCCTGTCAAAATCAAGGCGCACAGAAAACCGCCTCCTTTTACACGCTGGTCTCCTCGACCACTACGGGCGCGGTGCTCTCCAACTTTGCAATCTCAGCGTTCACCAACTCGACAAGCTCATCTGTATCCAACTTATATCCGTGCGCGTCAAGCCGCTCCTTTACCCACGCCAGCTTTTCTTCGCCGCGCCCGGAGCCGGTGTACAGTTTTTCGGCGGCGAATACGAGGATAGACACAAGGTCGCGGATTTCCCGGCGCTGGTCAAGCGTAGTCTTGGCCTTGATCCACGGGACGACATACCGCGTAATCAGCGCGGCCACGAGGACGATCAGCGCCTGAAAGATGGGGGTCAGGTCGATATTAGACATAGATAGCCTCACTTTCTGCCCGTTCTTTACCGGGCAACGTCATAAAAATTTACGCTCCTGCAAACACTTGTGATAAGCGTCTTTGATGATTTCGACGGCCTCAACCGTCTTGTGGTTTTCAAATTCCGGGTGTGCTTTGCAATATGTTTCGTATGATTTTACATCGTCAAAGATTTGCTCGAAGTGCTCCTTGCTGTGCTTGACGCTATTGTAACACTCGTCAGAAAACCGCTGGATTCTGGCGCGTGAGATTTTGGCAAATTCGAGGTCGTTTTTCGCCTCAATTCGTCCCATGCGCTCTTCCAACGAGCCGACGAGCGCCTTGCGCAATCCGCGAAAGACCCACGAGAGCGGCTGTACCTTGATCGGCGCAATCTCGACCAGATTCAGCAGCAGATACACCAGCACGAGCGTCAGTGTGCTGTGCGTCGTGACAGCCGCTTGCAAGCCGTCCAGCAGCTTTTGTATGGTCATCGGTTAATCCTCCGCCAGCGCCCACGCGCCGATCAGTGTGATATACACGCCGTCGTTCCTGCACAGTGTCGTCGTGTTCGGCGCTTCGCCGCTCGTCTCGCCCTGATCTCCGTTCCCCGGCGCATCCTCAACCAGATACTCGCTGGACATGTACCCAGCCTCGCCACTTTCCAGCACGCCGAAGACCCAGCCCGTGCCGCCCGCCTCGCGGATGATGTTCACCCGCGCGCCGTTCTCGGCCTTGGCGATGACCTTTGACCGCGTGCTTGCGCCCTCGCGGATGTTGAGATATCCGCTGGTCACACTCACCGTTGCGTTGCCAAACATGGTCTCACCTCCTTCCGCGTTATCGTCCAGGACTGCAATCATCCGGTGCTTTCCAAGCCCGTTCCATCCGCGTTTTTCCGTCAGCTCGGTTTCGACCACACATCCCCGGCTCTTGCTTGAGTGGATGACCGTTCCCCGCTCCGTCACCAGCCCGGTGTGGCTCACGTCGCCCGTGCCCACGCCCATGAACGCCAGCATCCCCGGCTTCGCGCCGGAAATCCCAGTCTGCCGCCAGATCAAATGGCGATACTTTGGCGCGCTGTCAAAGCTGTTCCAAAGCTCGTTTGTGCCCGCCGCCGTGTAGCGCTTGTCGCCGCCCGGCGCTGTGCGGATGACCTTCTTGATGAGGTTGATGCAGTCCAGCTCGCTGTAAGGCGTTCCGATCAGCGCCCGCGCCGCGCGGATGGCGGTTGTTGCGTCAATCATCGTTTTCACGCTCCTTTTTATTTCAAGTTGAGTTTTTTACCATTGAAATGTTTAACTTGATTCCAAGGCATGCAGAAATATTCCGTTTTTTTGAATCGAGTTAGTCAGCAATAGCCTCCTTTAGCTAATTAGTTCGCTTTTCATTTTGTGCTTTAATTGTTCATAGACTTTGTAGAAACACCTCATATTTGTGCATTGCTCTTAAATGTCCAGCTTCATTCAAATGGTACGAATCTTGCATCGTCAATGTTTTTATTTGGTCAGAGTGGCTAAAATCTACACCGCCATTAACCGAATTATCAAACACAGGTATTCCACCCCATTTTTCACAAACATCATGAATTGCGTTTATATACTGTTTACAAACTTCTGTATTCGCCAATCCAGCATTACGAATATATGGAGTAATAAAACAAATATTCTCTGATGGGTATGTCTGTATTAAACGCTGACAAATTGCATTTAAAGCTCCGTAAAATGTTTGGGACGTTGCATCATCAATCGTTCCAAGAGGGCATTGGTCATTTCTTGCTATATCGTTTGTACCACCAAAAACAATAACATAGTCTGCATCCACTGGATTGTTCAAATTATCCATCACTTTTGCATATATTGAATCAGTATCTAAAAATTTAGAATCTCCCATGGTAGTTGTTTTTCTTACGATAGTTGTCCCGTTTTGCGCCTTGTTTGTTAAGTTCATATTATATTTTTCAGCTAATAACTTAACCCATACCTTATCAGGGATTGTGTGTCCGTATGCCATGGAATCGCCAAACACAATCATTTTTTTCCCATAAAGTACATCATTCACAAATTTAGGAATCTTAATGGTAGACTTAACTTCTTTGTATACTTTTGGCTCTCCTTTTGAGGTTAAGCGGGAAACATACAATTTTTTCGCACCAATCGGCACTATAATTTCGATATCGGTCTTATCAGATAATGAAGGCAATGCATCATCAATATGATGATATATTGTTTTATTTCTATCATCAGTAAAAGAAAATCCCCAAACTTTACCTGTATTCATTACAGTAGATGATACAAGCAATGTGTCTCCCTCTGTAAGATTATCATATATGCAAACAGTGCTATTTGTTGCATCAGTAAGCGTAGTATACTCTGCCGAATATATATTTTTCGCTATTTCTGTTGATAAAGGAATTAAATTTACTTTATCTTTCTTTGATTCAACGTAGAATAATTTATTGTTTGAATCGTCTAAATCCTCCTTTAGCTGATTAAGCTCGCCAGTAGATGCCGCCCCAACGTTCTCCCTTGCCTGCGTTTTCTGCGCCTCGCTGAGCGTCTGTTCGATGTACAGCACCGCCTCCTGCGGCGCGTCCTTTCCCGGTTCGCCCGGTGCGCCGTCCCTGCCCGGTTCGCCTCTTGGGATTTTAAAAGACAGTGTGGGATTTTCAGGAGTACCGCTTTGAGTGACACTTACTTGAGTGCCGGGTTCACCGGTCACAGCTTCCGCTTTGATTTGCGGCGTTGCGCCAGTAGCTCCGGCGGCTCCATCCTTGCCCGGCTTCCCATCAATGCCGTCCCTGCCAGGTTCGCCCTTCAGTTCCCCGGCATCTAGTTTGCGCTTGACTTCGTCAGCAATTGTTTGTGCCGCAGTACCAGAGCGTTCTACGTCTGCTAGTATCTCTTCAGCATTTGCAACCCACCCTTTCACAGGATCGGGCGCGGGCGTATTCGGGCTTCCCAGCGATTCCGTAACCCTCGTGGTTGCAATTGCCGTTTTGATGATCGTGCCATCCGCGTCTTGGATTGTGATTTGGGCTTGCCCGCTTCCGGCTTTATCGCCGATATCTGCGCTCGTGATCTCCCACGTCAGGATACCGCCCTCTTGTTTCACCGCCGCCGGATACTCCGCCCGGCCAGGCTGCTTGACCGTGATCGACGCAATAGCATCCGGATACTGGCTCAATATGCTTTTCAGGTCGATAGATACCCGCGTCGCGCGATTTTCGCCGACGCGCCCAAGCAGCAGCGCTTGATCGCCGAAACGATCAAGCGTCAGAATGATATCACGCATCACGCTCTCTCCCTCGTTTAACTCAAGTTCAAATTAGCATCCTTGTGTTTTGTTGAGGCCAACAAAACACGCATCCACTTGTTTTCTTAAGAGTTTGCCCCGCTCACACGGGCGGGGCGTTGTCGGTTATTCTTCCGCCAGCTCCGGCAGACCCGCGTCCACCAGCAACTCTTTGACCTTCGCCTTGAGCTTGGCCGGAACGTCCTTGTACGCCGTCTTGCCCAGAATCACGCGCTGCGCAAAAAACATCGCCATCATCGTTTCACCCCCTTTCCCCATGATTTTCAGCATCGTCCAGATGACCAGATCACGCATACACAATTCCTGCCATCTCGGCCATGCAGTCTTCTACAAAATCGTTTCGGTCGCTGAGCGCCTGAATCTGCGCTTTGAGGAGCGTGCGCTCCTTCTCTTCAGCTGTCGGTTCGGGCGCAGGCCGCGCGTCAAAGTCCGCATCCATCTCGGCCTGTGTCCGCTGCGCAACCAGCCCGTCTACGAGCTTGTAGCGGTACACGCCGCGCTCGTCCGTGAGCGGCTTGAGCAGATAGTTGTTCTGCGCGTGCCGGTATCGGTCGCCCTCTCCCTCATCGATAGCCGTCCAGCCGTCGCCGCTCACAAACGCGTCGCTGTTGATCGCCGTCACGCGCCCCGCGTCGTCGATCTGCACCAGTACCTTGCAGCTCTCTGTGTCCATGTCACCCCTCCTTTACAGGTCGGCAGAAATGTCAATATCTCCTTGCGGCGTAATCACGCCGGTGCAGATGCCCGTCACGGAAACCGCACACTTGACGACGACGCGGTTTGCGTTTGCGTTATGCGCTGTGGCCGTCTCGGTTGTCGTTCCCTGCGCGCTGCCCAGCGTGTAGTGAAACTTCCCCCCGCCTGTTACGGTCGGCGCAATCCGCATCGTCTGCAAGGGGATAAAAGCGTAGGCCACGCCATTCGCGGCGTACCCGGCGAACGTTTCGTTGTTGGCCGTGATCTTGCGATAGTATCTCAGACATTCGGCCAGTTCCGCCGCGTATCCCTTCGGCACATACGGCGGCAGGGTCTCCGCTGTGTATTCGCCCTCGTAGAGCGCCGCCCAGCGGACGACCGCCGCCGTGCCGGTTCTATCTGTGTCCGGCGAAATGTACACATTCACGACTTCATCCCCGGTCAGTCCTTCCAGCTTTGTCGCTTTCATCACCAGCGTTCGTTCTGACGCGTCCCCCTGAAAATACGCTGAGCCAAAATTCTGTGTGCCGTTGCCGATGTAGACAAACAATCGGCACGCCACCGGGAAAACGCCGCGTACCGCAAACGTCATCACGTCGGCAAACCGTTTCGCCTCGATCCGCTGCTGAATGCCCGCCGTCCAGCTCGTTTTGTCCGACACGATTTTCAGCCCGTCCGCCGCCTGTGAAACCGTCGCGCCGCTCGTCCGATTCCAGCGATCCACAGCATACCCGGTCGCGCCGTGCGCCCCATTCACGCCCGCCTGCGCAACCGGGTGGACGAAATCGCTGTTGTCCAGCAGGTTGTATGGCTGTATATAATACTCAGGCGCTTTTCCTGCCAGCTTTGCGCTGTCCTTCGCCTGCGCGTCCTCGCCCAGCGCGCTTACGTCTGCCGCCGCCAGCTCGACCTTGCCCGCCGCGTCCGGCGCTTTTCCGTTGATTGTCAGGTTCCCAAGGCTGCCCGTGTCGCCTCGCGGGATTGTCAGCTCGATTACCGGTGCTTCCGCCGTGCCGGTTTGCTTGACGCTGGCTGCCGTGCCCGGCTCGCCGGTCTTGACCTGCACCGTGATCTGAGGGGTTGCACCGGTGTCGCCTTTATCGCCCTTCGGCAGGCCGAGCACGATATTGTAGTGTCCGTCCACCTCGGTCAGCTCTGCCGTCGGTGCAGCGCCCGCCGCAAGGCCGGTCGCCGTGATGGTCATGTCGTTGATCTTCGTTGCGGCTGCTGATGCTGCGGAAGCTGCGGCTGTGGCCGCATTTGCCGCGCTGTTGGCCGCTAATGCGTTCGCGTCAGCCGCGCTTGCTGCCTGTGCTGCGCTGGTCGCTGCGGAGTTTGCCGCCGATGCGGCTTGATTCGCGGCCTTTGCCGCCGCTTCGGTCGCTGCGATTTGGGCAAGCAGCTCGTCGAGAGACGGAATTGTTTGACTTGGGTCAATGATTGCGTCGGTCTGACTGCGCGTGACATATCCGTTGCCCCAGAAAACCGCCTTTCGTTCGCTTCCGATAGTGACCTTGATAATAAGGTTAAACTGTCCGACGACCGCATAGCAGCTTTCCGATAGCGTCACTTTCGCGACACTTCCGCTCGCTGTTCCATCGACTGGAACAGTATAACCGTCGGCGCGAATGAAATAGCCGATAACACCCGCTCCGTTGATTTCCAGCGGCTCTTTGTTGCGATAAAGTGAAAGCTCGAAAGTATGCGCATTTTTGTCACCGGACGCGTAAAGCGTCCGAAGCGGAGTCATGAGGATTTCAGCGTCTACGTCAATCTTGCGCGTAAATTCGCCCGAAATCATACTTTGTCACTCCTTTTTCATTCGGATCGTCAAAGTTCCGTCATCCATAATATGCGTAAGTTTTGAATATCCTTCATAAATAATTCTGCCTTCAGCAGAACCTTCGACGATAATCTTGTCGCACTCTTCAAAAGATTTCGCGACTTCCGAAATTTTTTCTTTGCTCTCCATATTAATCCAAAGCTCCCCGCTGCTGATTGCAGACGACACCCATAAAATCGGCCACACCTTTCCATCGTCAGTCTGGATTTTCACGCTCTCCCTCCTCTTTGATCTCTCTCTTCTCGATTTTTACCATGCCTTTAAGCGCTCTTACGGTTTTGAATAGCCATTGCATACGGTTTATGTCTTCTTCGCTGCTCACATGGATTCGGTTGAGCGTATCAAGCATTTCGTCAAAAAGTTCTGTCAACATCATCAATACCCCAAAAAGTTGATTGTTTCAAAGTCACCCCAAACTCCACTGATTTCTTTGATCGTTATGGTTGTGTCCGAAGGACTTTTACAGTACCGATTGGTTGTGCTGTAATGGACACCAGTGCATACGTCAATCGATTTCCACGATCCGTCATGCTCACCAATATGAACATATCCATTCGTGACGACCAATTTTTCCGTGTAAAGTGATGTCGCTTTTACACCACCTGTTTTTAAACCGTTTACCTCTGTAATCAGCGCGTCAAGATCAATCTTGTTTGCTTTCAGCGTGATTTTGCTGTTTGCGCCGTCGATGGCAATTTCAGCGGCAGAAATTCGGTTTCCCTGCTCATCTGTCACTTCCGCAACCTGCGTGATTTTGCTGTTTGCGCCGTCGATGGCAATTTCAGCGCTGCTTACTCTCTTACCGATGTCGTCAACAGTTGTTTTTTCGGCTTTGAGATCAACTTTGGCGTTCAGGCCATCGATGCTGACTTCCGCTGAGGAAATCCGCGTTCCCAGACCATCGACAACCGTTGCATCCGCCTTGAGGTTGATTGCCGCTTTTGCGCCGTCAATAGCGATTTCGGCGCTTGTCATGCGATTTCCAAGATCTGTTACCGTTGCGGAGTCGGCTTTCATTGTGATCAATCCGCCTCCGGCGGACGTTGCCTGAATTAACGCGTTGACATCCTCAAACTTATTGTGCCGTCCGACCATCATCGCAACCAAACCGCCGTTGTCGCTCGATGCGGTAATCAGGGCGTTGATCGTCTCAACGTCTCCCGCAAAGTTTCCCGTGATTGCTGTTTTTGTCGCGTATAGGTCAGCGTGATTCGCCTCAATCTTCACGCCCGCTTCCCTTTGCCAAGATTCTGTGGCAGAATAGAAATCGTCGTAGTCACGCAGCAAGCCGAGCAAAGTGTTTCTCGAAATGCCCGTTCCTTTAGATGTTCCGCCGCCGATATACTTTTTTGTGCTGTTCTGCGACGAGCCGCCCGTAACGGTGTTGTCCAGCCGCACGAGATCTTCCGCTGTGTCGCGGATGTTGCTTGCAAGCGTCAGCCTTACGCCGCGCGGGTCGCCGTAAACGTCGGAAATGCTGCGCACAAGGATTCGCTCTTCCATCTTCACGCCGTAATTGGGGAGCGTGAGCCGGAAAAGCCGTCCGATTCGGAAGGAATCGAGGCTTTCCTCGGTCGCGGTCGCCAAATCAACGCCGTTGATCTCAATGCTGTTTCGTGGGTTTTTGTGGTCTTCCAGATATCGCGTGATGTAGCTTTGCAGGCTTTCGGCGGTCACGCCCTCTCCGGCGGTGATCGTCTTTGTGATAATTCCCCACGTGCCGACGGTCGGACCGTCGATGTAGTGCGGCTCTGGTAGACTCTTGCAGTAAATCCGTGTGCAGAACTCGTCATCGGACATCGAGACGCTGACGCTTTCAAGGTTTCGGCTCAGCCGTCCCTCACAGCTCGCGGAGGTCTCGACCGATACGACGTTCACCTTCCATGGAAAGCCGTGCGTGTCGTCAAATTCGAGCGCGTAACCGTCTTTCTCGTCGCCGACCACTTCCGTCATCGCCGACAGGATGTTGTTGCAGTCATACGCATATTCGATGCTTGCGCTTTTCGCGCACGTGCCGAGAACCCAGGGCTTTTGTCCGTTTACAAGCGTCGTCTGGCTTGCCAGCATCGCCGCCAGCACTTCGGCGCACGTGCCGCTGTACGTCCCCTCGCCGGGAATGATCGCATCGCCGAGAATCGCCGAGCTGTGCTCTAGGTCAACGTCGCTCGTGCTGACATAGCTCTCAGACGAGCTAGACACGCGATAGAAGCCCGCGCTGCCGTCGATGGTATAAAGCTCTACCCATGCACGGAAAGACGCTCCCTCGCCCGGAGGAAGCGTCATGGAAGCATCGTGCGGCGGCACAAGCCGCTCGTTAATGGACAGCGTAACGGGATGGAGGCGGCACACCTCGCGAAGCTGCGCGTCAAGCAGACGCGGAAGCCTTACGCTCATGTGTAATACCCCCTCACGCCGAATCTCGTCTTTGCTTTTCCGTCTGTGGAGACGGACAGCTTGCCAAACTTCCCGGCTTCAAGCCGCAGCTCGTCGCTCGATTCTGCCGTTCGCTTGCTCAGCACGCTTTTGTTCCCGATTCGCGCGTAAAAAACGCCGTGCTCGTCCGTTCCGACTTCCAGCACCGAGCCGGAAGGGAGCGCAAGCCCGGAGAAGTGCAGCGCGGTTTGTCCGGCTGTCAGGTTTACGCTCGTGATCGCGCTCGTTCCGGCGTTGGTCACGCTCGCCCACACGCGGGAATCGTCCGCAAAGCCCGGCGCAATCATTTGAGCCTCGCCGTTCCCGTCAACCGTCGCGTTTCGCGGGTACTCACTCTCCCAGAAGGGTATTTCAAAAGCCGTGAACGTGGCCGTCAGGCTGTTCGTCCAGCGCAACGCGGAGAAGTTCGGCAGGGTCTCGCAGATGACGTGCAGCCGCCTTTCAGGGCGGTCGTTTGTCGTCAGAACGCCGCCGAGAATCGCCCACTCCGTCACTTTCTCCGCGATAAGAGCGCGGCGAATGGTATTCTGCTCGTGGATTTCAAATTTTACTTCGACGCTCAGGCTGTTCGTCGTGCGCTTCGTGATTCGCTGTCCGCTTCGGCCTGCAAGCGGTGTCGTCACAAGATCGCGCACGGGCGAAACAGTGCTCACGTCAAGCACATAGATTGCCGGGTCGATGCTCGACAAATCAATGCCGTTCAGTCGGCAGGCGTATCTCGTCATCATACGTTTGCATACCTCATAGCTCTTGCGCCCTTTGCGATGTTGCGGCTCACGCGCTGCGTCACAAGATCGCCCACTCTATCCGCGCCCATGTACACGCCAACGCCGTCAAGCGCTTCGCGTACAGCGACAGCGACGGCTTGGCTGATGCTCTCCGCACTGATACCGCCGACGTTTCCGGCGCGGTAGGCCGTCGCGTCTGCGCGGTTCAGAACAGCTTCGCCTGCATGCAGGATTGCCGGGAAGTCATTATATGGCACATAGTTAAGGCCGGTTGCCTTTCGCGGAGTTCCCGTATTGTGCCAGTTATTCCCGTATGGATTATTGGGGTTGCTGTCTCTCTTTTCAGTGTCCAGCCCCAAAAAGGTCTGAACCTTTTCAATGGCCGTTCCGGCCTTGGAAATCACGTTGTCAAACCATCCCGAAATACTCTCAAGGATTCCGCTGATCGGGTCAGAGAAGGTAGCGTTAAAGAAATCGGCTGCGTTAGTCAGCGCATCGTGCGCCCAGTCATAAACAGATTTAAAAGCGTCAGCCACGTTTTGGACGATATCCGTAAGGCTAATGTCAAACTGCGCCTTGAAAAAATCGTCAACTGCCGTCAGTGCGTCGCTCGCCATGGTTTGAATGGATTCAAACCATCCGGCAATCCCAGACACAATATTTGTCAGCGCGTCGGCAACCTCCGTCCCAAAGAAGTCCTTTACCGCTTCCAGCGCTTTTCCGGCCCATTCTTTAATGTCTTTCCAGTGAGTGACAATTGCTCCAACCGCCAAGCCAACAAGGACAAGAGGCGATTTCATGGCAATCCACGCGGTAACGATGCCACCAAGAACAACCGCCGCCGTTTGGAAGAGAGGATCGTCAACAAAAGTGCTGAAATCCTTAAGAAATTCCTCTACGTTTTCGGCTGTCTCCTTGTCAAATCCGTTGAAAAGCAGCGCCAAGAAGTCCTCAACGCCCGTGAAAATCATGCCCGCAATGTTGCCAAACGAGCTGGCAATATCAAAAAGCGCCTGCGCGGTGTCGCTGGGCTTTTCTTCGCCGCTGCTCCACGCCAGAATCTTGTCCAATAGATCAATAACGCCGTCAAAGACCCAGCCCGTCGCGTCTGCCAGACTTGCCGCCAGCATGCCGGCGCGCATTTGAATTGTTTTGTCGGTGAGAAAATCCGTCGCTTTTTCGATTACCGGAATTAGATTTGTTCTGAAGCTCTCACCAATCTTGGGCATGATTCCGTCTGTTCCGTATAGTGCGGAGCTGAGATTGCCGATTACGGTTTCCCATCCGTGACCTTCTCTTGCCGCTTGCCCGATAACGCCAGAAGCGGTATACATCTCGTCAACGACGTTAAGAAGGAGATTTTGCTTCTGTGCCTCTGTGAGTTCAGACCATTTCTTCCCGTATACTTCAAGCGCTTTCGATGCGCGGGTAGATTCGGAGATTTGGAGACCGATTGAATCGCCAGCCTCTACATTTCCACGCAGAAACGATCTCAGCCTTACATCTGCGTCTTCAACGCTTATGTTATACGCGGCTGCACTGTCAGCAGCGAGGCGGACATATTTATCCATCATGGATATAGCTTCCGCCGCGTCTACGCCTGCGCTCCTAAACTGCATGAAGGACGACGTGCCAACGCCTTTAAGTCTTCCGGCCAGAATGTTTGTGTCCTTGCTGATCGTGTCAAGAGCGCCATTTGCGGCAGATTCCAGCTCGCCGAACGTTTGATTTGCAAGAGAATCAAGGGCTTCCTTGTCTGCGGAGGACACAATCGCCTTTTTCACGATGTCGAAAATCTTAGAAAACGCGCTTTTAATCCCGTCGGCCAGCAGCTTGGCCTTCGCAAGCGTCCACGCGCTCAGGCTCTCCATCTTCGATTTTCCGTTGCTTTCGACTGCGGAAAACATGCGTTCCCACAACGTCTTATTTCTTTCTGTTGTCGTCTTCGTCGCGCTTTCCGTTCCCTTGGTCGCGTTCTTGATGCCTTCTCCCGCTTCCTTGGCTGCGTTCTTTACGGATTCGGACGAGCGCCCAATACTCTGCGCAGCAGTTTGCGCATCGTTTTTAGCTTTGCGGATGCCCTGCTCGTACTCCTTCGAGTCCAGCCCGATCTTGGCTACAAGCGTAAACAAATCCATGCTTTACCCCTCCCCTCTTGCTTTTTTTCTTCTCTCGTGCTCGGCGATCAGATCGTCAATAATCTCCTGACCCGTTCGGTTATCCTGCTCCACCAGCCCGACAAACTCCTCATAGCTCACGGGTTCGTTTCCCATCGCCTGACAGATGACGGAAAGCATCTTCGCGCTGTACACGTCGCCCAGCCACTTTTGACGATCATCTGCCAAAAGGTCGGAAAGCGTCGAAATTGTCGGCGGTGCTCCGTGCCTGTAAATCGCCGCCGTTACAGCTTTCCGACCGTATGCACGGACGACGTAAAAAAATCCATCAGGTCGGGGTCTGCGAGCGCGTTTTTCAGCTCCTTGATGGTCTGCATGCCCTTCTGACTGCGGATTTCCTCAACGGTCTTGTCGTTGATTGCCGCCAGAATCGCGAACGTGTCCTCCCGATGATCGCCCAGCAGCAGCGGGACGAACTTGCCAATCATCATAGAGGTCTGCTGGATGTTGTTCATGCCGCTTTTGCTCAAATCGGCGATTTTCTGGAAGGTCTCCGTCGTCTTCTTGTCAAAGCCGATCCGTTCAATCGGTTCTGCGATTTTGCAAAGGCAGATAGACAGCTCTTCGCCGTTCATCTCCGAAAGTTTCATCTTCTTCTCACCTCAAAAAAAGAAAAGCGCCGAAGGCAAAGCCCCCGGCGTGTTGTTACTGCGCCGCTTCGTCGAAGAAGTAGATCGCGCAAGGCGCGTACTCGTTGTTCTCCACGGTGTCCTGGTATGCGTGGAACTCGACCGGGAGCGTACCCTCTCCTTTGTCGCTGAAAGTCAACGTCACGCCCGTGTTGTTCAGCGCATTGTCAAGTACGATGGCGACAAGTCCCTTGGACGTATTGCCGAACCAAACGAGATTCTGAATATAGTCGCCGTCTTCGATGTTGGTTCGCAGTTTGATTGTGGTCTTTTTGCCAGCCGTGAAAGACTTGTCCTCGGTCTTCTCAGCTGTGCCAAGCGCAAGCGTGAAGTTATCCGGCGTGATCTCCATAAGCGTCGCGGTCAGCTTGATATCCCAAGCGTCAATCACCGTGCTGCCCTTGAACTCATACCGCTTTCCGTCGGCTTCGATGCTGCGCATGGTCGGAGACGCGGTAAACGTGCCGCCGCCTCGCGTCGCGCCCAGCGTCTTTGCGCCGTCCTTAATGGCGGCGAAAAGCGCTTCTTCGAGCGTGCTGTATTCAGTGTAGGTGCTCAGGTCAAAATTTTTGAGAAAAGCGCCCGCGTTGAGCTGCAACCGCTCGAACGTCTGCGGTCTGACAGCCGTAACAGGTTTGCCCATTTATATATCACCTCGATTGATACGAATTGATTTGAAAATTGAGATACGCGACTTTGATCTCCGGGTTTGCGATGGGCTGATACTGCACCAACGGGTCAGCGGGGCGAATGGCGACATAGCCGTTCGCCGTCGGAAGCATGAGCAGCTCGCCAACCGCCCTTGTGATCTCGTCAACCTTGGCGTTTATGCCCTTGTAGCTCTCCGACCGATACCAAACGCGTGCCTGATGGCTTGCGGCGTTTCGCCAGTCCGGCTCAATGACGGTATAGGTGATGTATGGGAGTTTCGCGTTCTCCGGCACGTTGCTTTCCGGGTATGCGTCAATGCCGAACCCGGAATAAAAGCTGTATAGCGCCTTTGCCGTCTCGGTCATGTCGGAAGCTCCCACCTCTCAGCCGTCACTTGCTCAAAGTCAAACGTCGCCACATCAGGCGGCCTGCTGTCGGTGTAGTCGCTTGTCACGCGGAATATTGCCCCGTCCGAAACGCGGCGGAAAACCTCGTGATACTCAAGCGCAACGCCTCGCGCCGTCGTGATGGTGTAGACACTGGAAACGCCCTGCTTCTCGGCGACACGCGCTTGCAAGCTCTGATCTTTGACAATCGCCGCGTCGAACTCGTCACCGTCCGTCCAGCTCGTTTCAAAGCCGCCCTGCCCGTCAGGGATGCGCTTTTTCGTCAACATCACGCACGTTTGTGAAAACCTCTCGATTAGCTCTGCGTTAATCATCGTTTATCCTCCGATAAGGGGCAAGGCGGGAGGCAAAAGCCCCCTGCCAGCCCGTCGGCGCACCAGTCGTGCCGGATGCGCGAGAGTAACTGTAGCCGCCGAAACTCTCAGAAACCTTGTCGGTCACCGGGTTCTTTTCAGTGTACGCGGCGATTTCAACCGCAAGCTCTTTGACGCTTTTCGGGATTGCCAGTGCCCAGATTTCGCCCTCGAAGGTTTCATCTGCCAGCGTCTCGCCGCTCTGGTAGACGTGCAGCCCGTCGGAAAACACGCTGCCCCTGATGCGGAAATACTGACCATTCGCCAAAAAGTCAACGTCAGGCATACCGGAAACGATTGAAAACGTTCCTTTGTGCTTGCCGCCTTTGACAGGAAACCAGTTGTGCAGATGCGTCAAAACCGTTTCCAGCATTTGCCGTTACTCCTTCTCTGCGGCTCTGATTGCCGCGATAATGTCCGCCTTTAACATAGCGCTGCTGACACCCTCAACGCCATTCTCGGCGGCATACGCAAGCAATTCAGCCTTTGTCATACCGTCGAGATTGACGCTTTGGGGCGTAGGCGTTCCAGACAGCGCGGTTATTCCCCCGTTACGGAAGCAATGTAAAGGCTGTTCGGATTGTAAAGCATCGGCATAAAGAGCGCGCTTGCTTTTGTCCACAGAACGGCCGGATCTTTCTCCATCCACTGAGAAACGTACACATACGGGCTTGCGCCGCTCACTCCGACCTGCATAAACGCACCCGCGTCAGTCTCCGGCGGGTCGCCCCACAGACCCTCGCCCAGACGACCAGCAGGATTCGCCGCGAAGAGTGTGATCTTATCTTTCGGGTAGTAGCGCTTTGTCGTTCTGTTCGGGCGGCCATTCGTGTCGACGCCATTTTCGACCGCATAGGTCAAATCGTTTGCGATAACGCGCTGAATGCCAAACTCCTCATTGAGATAAGCGTTGAAAGCGTCCGCGCGGACAAGCGCGCCAGCGCCAACGTTACCGTTCACAGTCTTCTGAATCGCCGCATTGCTGCGCATTTTTGTGATGTTCGCCTTGCTGGTGTAAATGCCAGTCAGCGTCACGCCGTTGTCGGTTGCCTCATCGATCAGCGCTTGCAGCAGCTTCGGCACGTTAGCGCTCTCGGACAGATCAAGCGTCTTGGAGGTCTGCCCGGACGGCACGCCGTAATCAACGGTCAGGTTGAGGTTATTCTCCTTGATCGTTACCTTGCCCGTTGCCAGCAGCTCGTTCTTGGCAACCTTCGTGCGCGTCACGACCTGCTCCGACAGGTTGATGCCATCGCGGATGACATAATCGTACATGTCATTCTGCTGCACGCCGCTTCGCAGAAGAGCACGCATGCGCTCGGACTGATTGATTTTGACCTTAATCAGGCCCTTTTCAATGTTGTGCGTATCGACCGGAACGCGGAAGGTCGTTCGCGCTTCGGTATCAAAGCCGTGGAACTGAGCCATGACGGGGATCTGATACTGCGCCGCGATGCTCTGCCAGTAGGCTACCAGATTCGCGGTTCGCGTGTCGCCGAACAGACCGTCAATCGGGTCGTTCGGGCGGGCAACCTGAAACGGGATGTTCAGCCAGTCTTTCTGCGGGATAAAACCCAGGATGTTGTTTTCAAACATTTCAGCCATTTTTCTTCACCTCTTTCAGTACGGGCGCGTGATCGCCGGGGCAGTGGCAACAAAGGTGATGCCTTTCAGCGCCGTCTTTGCAGCCGTATCAACCGCCGGAGAAATCTTGTCCTCATAGACAGCTCCGCGCGTAACGACAGACCCCGGCATGTCGCCGCTGGACACGTCCACATCCTCATACAGGATGCCGACCGCCGTTGTGTCATTCGCCGGGATGACAGACCCCGCTGGAACATACTTGCCGCCGTTTGTGGCGGTTTTGACATTCTCGTGGTCTGCCTTGACCGTGCAAGTCTCCCGCGTTACGTCTTCAGCATGAACTAGAAAATAACCGGGCGCGTAAACCACGCCGTTTTCAGCTTTGATAAAGCTCATTTTTTCGCTCCTTCTGCCGCGCCATAAATCGCGGCGTAATAATCCTTGGCGACCTGTGCCGCGCGGCTGGATGCCCCGCTGCCGCCGTTGTTGTCAGGCGGATTGTCCACATTCGCACCGCGCGTATCGGTATTTGGGATGAAATCCGCATAGTCGGTCTGGATGCCCTTCTTCACGCCGTCAGCGTCTTCCAGCTTGCCGTCCTTGACCTTCACGGCGGAAAGATCGGTCAGGCGTACAATGCTGTCAGCTCGCTTTCCAGTGATGCCCAGCGCGTTAAGCTGCTCCCGGTACAGTCGCTCGGCCAGTGCCGCCGATTCTTTGGCGTTCTGATCGTTCTTGTACTTCTCGAAAGCCGCGTGTTCGCTGTCATACTTGCTTTTGTAGTCCTCGCCGCCGCCCTTGGCTTTCAGGTCGTCCAACTCCCTCTGAACGCCTTCCAGCTTCTCAGCGTCGGCTTTGTAGCCCGCCATCTGGCTTTTCAGCCCGTCGACGGTTTCCGTGTGCGCCTCAACCACGCTGTCAACCTGTTCTTCGGTCAGACCAAGCGCCTTGAGGAATTTTCTCGTGAATGCCATGTTTACGCTCCTTTACTTCGGGGGCTGTTCTTTGCCCTTCGCTTTATATGCAAACGGCGGTACTTTGCCGTTTTTGCCAAAAGAAAAACCGCTGCTCTCAGCGGTGCTTGTCAATTTCCTTGTTTGCCTTTGCCCTGATTTTCTCGATCTTCCGCGCCAGCGCGCGTTGGCCTTGCCTTGTGCCGGGCGCGGTTTCTCGCGCCTGCTTGATCTCTTTTTGCGCTCTCCGACGGATTTTCTCGCGCCTGAACCACTTGATAAGTCCCATTTTAACCTCCTGACAGCTCGTCTCGCATGATTTCCTTATACTCTTCTCGGCGATCTTCAATCGCGGGTCTGATATACGGTCTGGGTCTGACGTAGGATTTACCAACGCCGCTTCCTCGCGTCGTTGCGAACTGCTCCCATTCAGGCGGTGCTTCGAAATGCGGTCCAGTGCCCAGCTCGACATATGGGGCATATTCGACGTTGCTTCCCACGCTTACCGCATCATCGTCAACCCTGTGCGTGATGCTGTTTCTTAACGTTCCGCCGATGTACCCTTTCTTTCCCGTGCTTTCAACCGTTCCGACGGGGCACTTGTCTTTCGCGTATCGCTCGGCTTGTTGGCCGATGGTCTCAAGCGCCCGCGCCTTTGCGCGTTCCAGCTCTGCCAGAAACGCCGCGCTGTTGTCGATCAGATTTCCCGCCATTGTGCGTCTCCTTCCATCCTGCCCACTCCGCGTAAGTTTTGAACGGTATCGTTTCGCGGGTGATATTGTCGAGCCGCGTCTCATTTCGCGGCGGATACTTGGGATTGTATGACACAAGCGCACACCGGCAGTTGTACACGTTCGCGGGTCTTGCGTTCGGATCGCCCGGACACATGATCTCGCCCAGCTCGCTTTGAAACGGCTTGTCAACGTCTACTCGCTGCCCGTCAAGCATAGCGTGAGAATGACGCGTATGGTTGTCCAGCGTCGCCCGCCACTCCTTTTGAAGCTTGATACCCAGCTTCGCCGCCTGATGATAGCTTTCGATGCGTCCCGCGTTCTGCGCGTATGTCATTGCGGTTCTCGCGTGTCGCCTTGCGCTGACCTCGTTCGCCGTCGTCACGCGCTGCAATCGCTTCACGACCGTCTCAAGCGGTTCGCCTTGGATGATGCCCTGCGTGATCTGCTGTGTGATCTGCGTATGATTCCAGCGCTTGTCTACCGGTATATCTACCTTTGACGGCGGCAGAAGGTCGGGCTGGTCGCGTATAAGCTGCTTGACGGTCGATGCGTCGTACAGCTCAAAGCCCATGTTTATCCGTGCGCCCTTTTCGAGCATATAGCTCGACCAGTTAGCATTATAGGCAAACGCTTCCGGGGTCGTGTCGTTGATGATCTGCACGGCAAGTTCGTTGCTGTGCGCCAGCGTCTCCGTCATGTTGGCAAGCATCTGCCGCCAGCGCTTGCCTTGGAACACTTGCCCCGCCAGCCAATCGCGGTAGGTTTCCGGCGTGATCTCTCCCGCTTCGAGCTGCGCACGATATTTTTTATCATCCCTGCGGAATTTCGCGATGAACTTATCGAGTTTGCGCTGGATATCAGCCGCCGCGTCGGTGTACACGTCGCGGATGCGCCGCTCTAGCTCTTCAATCTGCTTGTCAGTCCATCGAACCGCCTGATCTGTCAAGCGCCGTCACCCCTATTTTCTGCGCCAACGTTTGTTTGCTCCATCCCAAGACAACCCGTTCGCCTTAGCTTCTGCTCGCAAATTGTAAGTTTGCCCGCTGATAGAGTTCACCTTCGACCAGTTAATTCCGAAGGTTTTTCCATCAAGCGCACCATGCGCGACTTCGTATGTTAGATACTGCGTTCTGTTTGTTTTGGCTGTTTTCGTGCGTGTTACTGGCTGAGCATACGAGAACGTCAGGTTTCCTTTCCCGTCAGTCGTTGCTTCAAGGACTTCCTCTTTGTGATAGCTGCCGCCCCAGCCTCTTGCCTCACGAAAAGTTCCCTCGATAATCTGCTTTTTTGCTTTTACGAGCGCTCCATCGCTTGACCCTTTCACATAGCCTGCACCGCCTCCGCCGCCGGAACCGCCGCCGCGCCCTCCGAACAGCTCAAGACTGATTTCTAGCACGCTCTTCCCTCCTTTGCTCGAAACGCTTATAAAATGTATCAACATGGATGATATTTCCACGCGCTTCCGCCGGGACGTTGCCGAAGAAAATGACGCCGAATGGATTGAGGCGTTCTAACATTGCATCATATCCGCGCATAAATGCCGCTTTCGCTCCTTGACCGCGTTGTGTGCCCACGCTTGATACGCTGACAATGGCATTTTGGGGTTCGCCGTCAAAGCACCAATCAAACGTTTTATCGTCGCCCCAGCAAATGGTAGGTATAACGTTAATCCCGTTTAACTGCCAAAATGCGCCTAGCCAGTGTTTACGATAATGGTTGTATATCCCAAGCGCTTGGGGAACGTCTGCATAAATCGAAAAATCAGGGGACAGAACAGCCGCCGAATTGCGCAACCCGCTCAGATACTTTGTAGGTGCATTCCATAGACGCTCAATTCGGTAATCATCGACGTACATCTGAACCGCTTCGGTTTTTGTCAGTCTGCGCGACAGGTCATTAAACGGCAACCACGCTTCAATTTCTTCCGGCAAAAAGCCGGGTTGAATACGCGGGATTCCAAATTTTCCTTCGGTTTCATCATTTCCGGGTATCCAGTGCCGCAGATTCTCATAGAGACGACTATTCATCGGTTTCCTCCTCCGATTCCTCGCGCACGAACCGCCCTTCCGTTTCCTCGTCCAGCCGCGCCATGATCTCCGGCACTTTGTCGATGTAGATGTTTGGTAGATTCTCAAGGATCGTCTGTCTGTCAAGATACGTCGCTTCAAGCATCAGCATTTGCACCTGTTCAAGCTGGTTGCTGATGCGGTTGCGCTTGAAAACGGGGACATCATCAATGCCGATCAGTCCCAGAATCGACCGAATGCAGGATTCGAGCTGATTTTCAAAGTCATCTGCGTTCTCGTCAAGCGGTTGATACGCGGAGTTAATCGCCGTTGCGGTCTGGTTAGATGCCGAAATCGCCTTTGTATCAAACCCGCCGAAATCCTCGTAGATATCCTGCCTGATCGTCTGCAAATACGCCGTCCGCGCAGCATACGGTACGTCTTGCGTATACGGCTTGATACCGCCGCCATCGCGCGTATCTGCGACTGCGATATGCTGTAAGAGGATTTGGTCGCGGAATTTCTGCAAATCCTTGTCATCCATACCGCCGTAGTTTTCAAGAATCCAATAGATTTGCGCGCAGTCTTGTAAATCGTTTGCAAATCCAGACCGAATCAGATCATAGCTGTCAATGCTCTGCTGCAAACCGACAAGCGTCGACTGATGCAATCGGCTTCCCCACAGCGGGACAATCGGCAGGCGACTATAATTTTCCTCGGCGATAACCTCCGGCTCTGCATCAGCAGGCGCTTTCGAGACGGTCTGCTTGTACGCACGCAGATCTCCATCTTTCTCAAATCGCGCATACCCAGATTTTGATTTAAACCGCCTGTAACCGTCTTCAGTGTACAGAACGGCAATCGTCGGCTTAGTGCCGTCAATGCGCCAGTATCGCAGGCCAGCGCGCAGCGTGCCGTCATTCTCGTCCCACAACGGCACAAACTCAGTCAGCGGGAAGACGTGAATGTGGTCAAAGTTGAAAAAAACAAAACTGACACCGTGAATCAGTGCCAGATATCCAGCTCTGTATAACTCAGTATCAAACGTCTTGCCCAGCTTTGCTTTTGTCCCGCCGTCCTGCTTCGCTTTTCCGCCGGTGTCTTTGTCGCTTGCAAAGGTCACGCCGTTGCCCAGCGAGTAGGCGCAGCGCTGTGTATTCAACCTCCGGAAGAAATTCGACGCGATCTTGTTGTTTGACGCAACATAGTTTTGCACCGATACTCCGGTAGACGAATAGATTTTCTGCACATATTCATTGACGGTTTTGTTTTTCTGATGGTCGTACAGGTCGGCAGTCCGTGCCATTTCAACCGCTTCATTTTGTTTGTGCTCCGCAATCATCTGCGAGATGAAATCGGGGATTTTATCCTCGTCCGTCGGGAAATCCTGCCACGTCAGCAACGCCATCACCTCCTTATGCGAAAAATGGGCTTTTATACTCTTCTTTCGGCTTGACCAGCCGCATGGTGCGCACGCCATAGCGCAGCGCGTCCATCAGGTGGTCATTTACTTTTATCGGCTTGTCGTCCGCCTTGTCGTCCCAAACATAGCCGTCAAACTCTTTCCGCAGCTCCGGCAGATTGTCGAAAATCCGCACGTCGCCGCGCTGCATGCAAACCGCAACGTCACGGATGCCGTCCAGCACGTCGTTGTCTGCCTTGCGTACACGAAAGGCAAGCCGTGAGCGTCTGAGCGCCGCGATGAACGATGCGGCCGAAGGGTCAATGATTGTCATCACGCCGCGCTGCTGGTCTTCCAGCAGGCTCTCGCTGACGAACCGCTCCATGTCGCGCACATAGTCCTCGTCAGTCTTTTGCGCCTGCGTGTCGCGCCCTGAGTAGCGATACTCCCGGAAAATATGCCAAACGCCCTCGCTTTTGCCCCATAGCAGAGCAGCGAAGGCGTTTTGTGTGCCGTAGTCAATGGAAATAAAAACATCGCGCCAGCGCGGCGGCGTGAACGGTGTTTCGAGTGCTGAGGAATAGCCGGGGTATATCATGCCTTCAGCAGATACGCGCTTTCCCTCGATGTCCCGCTTATACCATACGGATTGCGGGTCGTACTGCGCGACAATTTCCGCAAATCTCTCGTCGGATATTGTCGCATTGTCGCGCATCAGAAACAGTTCGTAATTGCATCCACCCGGCAATTCTCCGCGCTCCTGCTTTATACGGTACAGGTCGATATATTTTTCGTAGATCGGAGAATTCGGTGCGCTTGGGTTCAAGTCCCAGAAGAACTTTCTCAGCTTTGCCGCAGCGGTTCGGTTGAACGCCTCCTGAATGAAAGATTCATGGTGAAGGTTGACCTCTGTTGCAATCCACATGCCGTAGCTGTTTCCTCGGATTCGCTTGAAGCTGTCCGCTTTTCCAGCTCCGGCAAATATTACAATCTTCTCCCCCGTCTTCGTCCTGACGCGGATGCAATCATTCCCTCGATATTTGCCCCACGTGCAGCGCCCACGGAACTGGGCTTCAATGCCCATTCCGTTACAGTCCCCGATATTCAGCTTTGCCGTTGGTGATGTCGAAGCACTCGCAAGGTGTATCTTGTCCGGGCAAGTTTCAAGCTCAGTGCAGAAGGCGAAAACATTATCAACCGTCTTTCCGGCTCGAACAGCTCCCTCGGCGATGTTGTACATATTTTTGCGACAGGCGCGGATGTATGAGAGGTGCTTTGGGCTGAAAACAGGTACATATTTACGTGTCTTCATCGCCATATACCTCTTCGCGTGTCGCGTCAATGTCTTCGGTGTCAACATCCGCCAAGTCCATGTCTGCCGTCAAATCTTTATAAGCCGCCGTCAGATCGCGAAGCCGCCAACGCTTCGACATGACCTCACGTCTTCCTCCACCTTTCTCAGACTTGATGATGTCCTTTGCACTCTCCGTTCCGATGCTACCGGGAAGAGCGTCTATCTCGCTTTCCAGTCGGAGAAGCAGCTTTGACCGAATTCTTGCAGCAATAACAGCGTTATTTGCGGCTTCGTCCGCTTTCTGCGCGACAATGCGCTCATTTGTCCTTTGTCGCACTTTTGTCGCAGTTTTGTCGCGGGTCTCTTTCCATTTTTCCGCTTTCGCCCTTCGTCCGACCGCGTCCTTAGAAATCCCGTACTTGTCAGCCAGATTGCGTATGGATGCGCCGCCTGCTATATACTCGGCTCTTATCCGCTCCCAGTCCACCGTCGGCACATCTTCGCACTCCCCTTTTTAGTGATTAAATGCAAAAACAGGACGTCACTTATACGCCCTGTTCTTTTATCATTTCTTTGTCGTTTGTTATCTCATAAAGGCAGCGAAGGAAAACGTCTTCGCCCTGACACCGAATTTCTTAGCCATTTGCTTGCTTTTCTCATTGAACGCATCTTCAAACGGCTTAACCATAGCCTTCGCCTCGGTCTTCTGAATTTTACCGTTGGCATATAGGAATTTGGCTTTGTAGGCCTGTTCGCGAGCTTCTTCGATGCTCATTTCAATTCCCCTCCCCGTCATCTGTTTTCTTGCTTATATCTTAAGGCAATGCGGCGGAAATGTCGAGGAGTTTTTTAATTATTCTTCTGTTTCTTCATCAAAAACAAAATCGTAAGGTTCGAGATTTATATTTTTGTTATTGCCTCTGATGAAAACAAGAACATTCTGATGTGTTCTAACGACCTTTCTTCCGTTTTTGAATTGAAGATCGGCTCGCAAGGCTGCTGTTGCAACGGGATCAATTTTTACAATGTCATTGTAAAGAGAGCAGCCAGCATCGTTGAAAGCTTTGATCGTGTCCGAATAGAACCCTCGATATATCCCCTTTTTGTCCCTTATGTCGCTGATTATAACCGCGCAATAAGCATCATTTTTCAGCAAGGAAACTGTTCTGCTGATGATTTTTGAATATGTCGAAATAAAATTTTCGTAAGTCATGTTCGAAATATCTTTGGGATCGTCAGAATATTTTTCGAGGTCTCCGTATGGTGGGCACATCAGAAGAAAGTCAAATCCGCTTTGATTTACAATCCCCTTTATATCCATGCTGTCTCCACAATGCCACGTCGGCTTGTTTTCCATTTGGCAAGCAGACGGGTCTATACGGATCAGCTTTTCGAGCGCTTTGTTATTTTCGTCAATCTGCTCCTGCCGCAGATTAACGCCAGTATAATAATCTCCAAGGTACATGCTGACGAGGCCGCGCACATTTCCGCCAGCAAACGGGTCAATAATTCGCCCCCCTTTGGGCAAAACCAGCGAATCATGAGCTCACATAATACAGGATCAAATTCGCTCGTTCCATTAAGGGAGGAACATCCAGATTTTTCTGCGAGGTCTTTAAACCCGCCGATCAGGTCTTTTTTGCCATGCCCCAGATCGACCGTCAAGAATACTAAATGGCGGAAACACATATTTTTCTGATAGCGTCGGCCTTTCGCCGTCCAATTCACGCCACTTGGATTCCGAATTTAGAGAATCGCCCAAATCGTCATCGAACCCAAACTGCCCCATGTCGAAATCTTGGAGATCAAGCAATTCCTCGGAAAGCAGATCAGCGTCCCACTCCGCAAGCTCGCTTGTCTTATTGTCCGCCAGCCTGTACGCCTTGACCTGTTCTTCGGTCAGGTTGTCCGCGTATACAACAGGCACTTCCTTGCATTTCAGCTTTTTCGCGGCTTTGTATCGGGTATGCCCGGCAATGATAACTCCGTCCTTGTCAACGACGATGGGCTGCTGCCAGCCGAACTCTTTAATCGACGCGGCGACAGCATCAACCGCGCTGTCGTTCCTGCGCGGGTTCTTCTCGTATGGCCGGATTTCCGACAGCTTGACGCGCTTGATCTCCATGATTTCGCCTCCCTGCACATCCCCCTGAATCAGCATAAGCAACGCCGCTCCCACTCTGCGCCGCTCTCACTCTGCGTCCTGTTGCGTTGCTTCCCGATCTGTGCCGGAGGTAAAGCACAAATCACCCCAAAACAAAAGCCGTGACGTTCGCCGCGGCTTTGCTGCTGATTATTTGCCAGCGTCCTGCGCTTTGCGCTCTTCGCTGATTTTAATGTTATCACACGGTCGCACTCTATGTGTAGCTCCGACCGCTCTATAAGTTTACTGCAAATCGCCTATAATTTCCCTCTTGTACGCCCAGCCCGTGCTTTCGGCCAGCCCTTGGCGCGCCGTCGCCTCAGTGACGGACAGTCCCTCGATAAAATACGCCTTGCAAAACTCTCGCACTCGGCTGACCTTCTCAAGTGTTTCGATTTGCAGCACAATCTTGTCGATCACCTCAAGCGCCGCAGAAATCGCCGTAAGATAGGCCATGCTCGCGGCTTGCAGCGCCTCGAAAGCCTTGTCACGCCGTATGACATAGGCTTCAAGCCCTGCACCGCTGGACGAGCCGGACGGCATGCCCGTGAGCTTTTGCGCCGTCAGATAGGCGGCCTTTTCCTCCTCGTAGGCTTCTTCCGTCCTCACATACGCCTTGCGCTTTTTCCGCGTGTCAAGCAGCGTGCGCTTGTCCGCTTCCGTCAACTGCATTATTAGCCTCCTTTTTGTGCCTTTCGCTGAAACTCCAACCAGCGCTCATGACTGCGCTTTCTGCCCGTGCCTTCTATACAAGCCGTGTAGCGGTTTTCCAGCGCTTGCTTCCGTCCGTCGGCATACGCCTTGTATCTCTCGCATCCCGCGTGACAGCCGACCTCGCGGCTCGCGCAGTCGCGGCATGGCGCGTCATTCATGGTTATCTTTCACACCTATCAAATAATATCTCGGAAATTTTGTAACGACTTTTCGACCACATTTCGTGCAAACGTGAGTAAGAGTGTAGTATTCTTCATCATGCTTTGTTTCGGTTTGCACCCTCACGAAGTAATGTTGGCATAGCCTCTGCCTGATTCGCGTTATCAGCTTTTTCATGTTCTACCTCCGCATATCAGCCCCGCAGTTTGGGCAGAAGTTGGTCATTGCTGTTCGTGGCTCGTCCTAATAGCGCACTCAACTGCAGCGGCACTGGTGCTTTATCCGCGTACTTGCACACCTCCGGGAACTCGCTCGTCGGGCACCAATCGCCGCAATACGGACACTCGCCATTGGTGCAGACCCTCTCAAACTCGGTATAGTACCATTTACATTCCATCCACCATTTCCTCCGTTTCATCAAAAATCCCAAGCTGCAACTCGTCGTTTGATTGGCAACATCGGTCACACCTCATCTTTTTTCACCCCCTTCTTTTTTAGCTGTCTATCATCTGCTTCTTTAAGTGCAGAGAACACCATGCAGTAGATACTCCGGGCGTAGTCGGTGTTCACCGGAATCATTGGGGCGACAAAGTGCCAGCAGTCCATGTAAGTTATTTCGTTATCCATTTTCATCCTCCAAATCCATTTTCCCCCCGCAGTTGGGGCAGTAATTCAAGCTATGCCCACCACGTCTGCCTTCTTCGTAGCACAAGGCATTTCTGGTGTTCCACCAGCCACAGATAGAGCATTTGTCGTGGCTATACGCCGGGTATTTTGGATTCTTAACGCTTTCCCACCGTCCATGAACCACCGGCGCAACGTCGGCGGCGGGAGCATCTTCAATATCACGCAGCACCTTTGCTGCTTGCAAATATGCAATTTCCGCGCTATTATCGGCGAAAACGTCTCTTGTGTAGAAAGCCCCATGGTACCGTTCTGTATTCTCGATCGCCCTCGCCCCGGCATTGGCGGCAAGGATAATCTCAGATGTCCGTTCGATGTATTCACTCATCGCCAGCCCTCCAAACGTCCGCAAACTGTTTTTCTACGGTCACGGTTAAATAAGGCGAACAAAAGTAGCTGTTTGTCAATGCATCCTTTACGTTTTCTGTTATTTGATTTGCAAAAGTATCCCGCAATTGTTCGAATGTTTTCAGATGTGGCGTATTCTCATCGACATCCATCTCGATAACGACCTGAGCCACATAGCGTCCTTTAATCCTGCTCATTCTTCCGCACCTCCGTTCCACGGCGTTTCCCGCCTTTCTTCTTCCGTCGGCTTGCGCAGCCAGCAGCGCCAGAAATCGTTATAAGACGCATTCTTCCGATAAAATTCATCTCCGCAACGATCTACTAGC